TCAGAAGGTTAGGGGTTCGAATCCCTTCGGGCGCACCACAGACGGCCCGTCGCCCTCGGGCGGCTGCTCACCTTCGCCCTCGGCTAACCAACTGACTGGGACACCGCAGGCGAGTGCCCAGGCGTTTAGGACAATCTTCTTGGGGACGGTCCGGCCCTTTTCGCAATTGCCAATCACCGACCGGCCGACGCCCATCATTTCGGCCAGTTGCCTTTGATCTAGTTGGGCTTCTTCCCGTGCGATCTGTAGGCGGTATCGCAGACGCATTGGGGGGATAGTCCCGGTTTCGTATGCAACGGTCATATGCGCATGGTATGCGCGTACGCGCACGCTCGCAAGGTGGTGCAAATTGACCTGATCCGCAAACACCCCCTGATTGCTACTAAAGCCCAACAAGTTCCCCATCTGCGAAAACATCTATAGATGCGCTTGCGCGCACCATGCGAATATGCGCAAGATGGGCGTATGGCCGCACCAACCGCTGAGACACCCGAGCAGCCAGACGAGATCACCGTCACCAAGGCCGCGACTACATACAACGTCTCCAAACGGACCCTCCAGGCACTCGCCGTGTCCGGCCGCATCCCTGCGCGATTGGTCGGCAAGACCTATCTGCTCGACCACCAGGCTGTCCGCCTCTACGCCCAGGCGCGCCAGGCCACCCGCGACCTCAACGACTACGCCCAGGCCGCGTCATGAGCACCGTCGCAGCCACCGCCATGTCCCCGTCGGCCGCTCGTGACCTCACCGAGCGCATCCGCACCACCATCGACCGCGCCTGGGACCTCATCGCCAAGGCGTACACCGACCGCGCCTGGGCTGTCCTCGGATACCCGACCTGGGACGTCTACTGCGAACGCGAGTTCGGGTCCACCTGGTTCAAGCTGCCCCGCGAGACCCGCGGCGAGGTAGTGCAGTCCCTGCGCGACCTCGGCCTGTCCACGCGCGCCATCGGCTCCGCGATAGGGGTCGATGACCGCACCGTCCGCCGCGACCTGTCAGGCGCGGCATCTGCCGCACCTGCGGCTGTCATGGGCACCGACGGCAAGACGTACGCGTCCACCCAGCCTGTCCGCCATCACCTGGCCGTCGTGCCAGACCTCCCCACAACCGAAGACCACCCGGAGTCCGCCCCCTTGCCCCACGGCGGGACGGCCTCCGGGCCACCACTGACCCCGTCGCTACTTATCTCCGGCGACGGGTACTCAGTCGTGCACAACGCACCCGTGACCGACGGCGTAGAGCCGACCCTCACCTCGTTCGCCATGTGCCCCTGCGGTGCCCGAGCCGAGCTGTACGACAACGCCACCCAGGAAGATCGCGAACGCTTCGACGAGTTCGACGACATCCACCGTTACTGCGACGACCTGACAGAACCTGTCGCGGCAGAACCGGAACCCGAGCCAGCGCCAGCCCCTGCGCGCCGGAAACCGATCACAGACTCCTTCGACGACGCCACCACGGCAGTCACGAAGGCGGTGAAGCGGGTAGAGGCACTGGCGGCCGACGACCGCTTCGACAAGAACGCGGACCAACTCGCCCTACGCAAGAGCGACCTGGTCCGCGCGCGAGACGCGCTGCAACGCGTCATCGAGAAGTTCCCGCTCGTAACCACAACAAGGAGTTGCTTCATGTCGAATGCTATACCGCTGCACCGGCCACCGGCCATCACGACGGACATCGAAACCATCGACGGCCCGACCGCCGACGCGTACCTCAAGTACAACACCCACAACCGCCCCCTCAACGAGCGCAAGGTCATCCAGCTGGCCGCCGACATGGAGGCAGGTCGTTGGCAGATGAACGGCGAGGCAATCAAATTCGATACCGAGGGCGCTCTGCTAGACGGCCAGCACCGCCTCCATGCCATCTCCTTGTGCGGTGTGTCCATCGACTCGGTCGTAGTCCGCAACCTGCCGCCCGAAACCCAGATCACCATGGACCAGGGCACCAAACGGTCACCCAGCGACCAACTCAACCTGTCCGGCATCACTGCTTCCAAGTCCGACGCCTCGGCCGTCAAAACGCTGATCATCTGGGAGCGCGGCTGGTTCTACACCGACCGCGCCACAGGCGCCGTCACCAGCGCAGAGATCGTCGAATGGACCCTCGCCAACCCCGACACCTTTGAGTTGATCAGGCGCGGCACCCACTACACGCGCATCAAGGCACGCCGCGGACTCATCATGGCCGTCTACGCGGGCATCGGCCGCATCCACGGCGTGGAGGTCACGTCTGAATTCTTCCAACGCACCCTCGACGGCGTCGGCCTCGAAATCGGCTCACCAATCCTTGCACTGCGCAACAGGTTCGACCGCGTCCGCGGCGAGGGCTTCAAGATGCCCGACGCCGAGGCCATCGGCTACTTCGTCGCCGCCTTCAACCACTGGCTATCCGACCACCACGTGGCCCGGTTGCAGCAGCCCAAGGGAGGCTGGAACAAGACCAACTTCCCGCAGCTCGTCGGCGCACCAGCACAGGAAGTACTCCGGTGATCCGCGAGGTAGTCGTCCCCATGTTTTGGATGCTCCTGTTCGGTGCCTTCATTGGCGTCGTCCTCACGGTCAACGTCATGGCCGCCCGGTGATGGCATGGCGCGCATCCACCAACGCCCCGAGTTGCCAATGCACCTCACGGACATCACGAGCGACCAAACCGTCGCCGAAGCTGCGCGCCTGCTATCTCTCGACCCGGCAGTCGCCGTCGGCCGCGACCAACTATTCGACGCCATGGCCCGCGAGGAATGGATATTCCGCGGCCGTGACCACCGCTGGATCGCCTACGCCGAATCCGTAACCCTCGGCTACCTCGCACTCCACGACGGCGGCGAATACCAAACGCCCACAGGGCAAACCAAAGAACGCCCCAAACAGATCTACCTAACCCCCAACGGCGTCGCCGAAATGCACTACCGCCTCGGCGGCAGCCAACAACTAGCGCTCACCTGATCAACCACTCACCCAGCACAAGGAGACAGCCATGCCCGTACGCGAAACCAAATGGTGGCGCCGCGCCCTATTCGGTGTCCAACCGACCCCGCCACCGACGCCCCCGAGTCCCAACCCGATCTGGGACGAGCTTGCCGCCAAGCACGGCAGCCCGGGCGAAATCTGGGGTGCAGCAGCATGATTGAGAACACCTCGCAACGCCACCCCATCGAGCACCTAGCTGGCTGCCTGGACGGCAACACCTCCAACTACATCGAGGGTATGGAGCGGGCCGGGCAACAGCAGCTCCTCAAGTCCGACCTCCTCCCTGCCGACGCTGGGCGGGTGTGGTCAGGCGAGGGCGACGCAATGCTCGGCATCAATGGCTGGGATGTTCTGGAACAGTGGGGATTCCAACGCGGAGAAATCGTCGAGGGCGACCCGCTGTTTGTCCGCGCCACCCTCCCGGAGGGGTGGTCACGCAAGGGCAGTGAACACGCCATGCACTCAACCATTGTCGACGACCGCGGCGTAGAACGCGTCAGCGTCTTCTACAAAGCAGCCTTCTACGACCGTCGGGCCAGCATGTCCGTGATTACCGACCCCGGAGGCAACCTCGGAAGCACCGCGATCTATGGCGACACCTCCGTGGCCCTGCCGGAGGAGTGGTCGGTGCTCACCACCGAAGAGCGTGAGGGATTCCGAGGCGCGCTCGATAGCTATCTGCGTCGAGCCGAAGAGCATCCAGACATCTACGGGGACCGACTGCCCCGCGTACATAATCTCGTGGCGCTGGTGGAGGCCGCCGCATGATTCGCCTACTTCCTACCGTCGCTCTCGTCGCCGGGCTGGCGCTCGCTACCGCAGCGCCAGCATCGGCCGACAGGGTCAACGACGTCGCCAACGACATCGGCGGCGCAGTCTGCGTCATCGTCGGCGCCGACCCAACCTTCCACGGCATCAACAGCATTGGACATGCCCTCAACCAACAGGGGTTCACTGACCAGGCCGCCGGGCGCGTCATCGCCCTGTCCGTATCCGCCTACTGCCCATGGCATCAGCCACTCATCGACCTGTACACCAAGGCATCTCGCTGGAGGTCAGCGTGAGCCGCGACGTGTGGGTCGTCGACCTGGAAACAACCGGACTAGACCGGAATGTCCACCTCCCAGTCGAGGTGGCGGCCGTGAACCTCAAGACCGGGCGCGAAATCCGCTTCGTGCCCTTCATTACCGGAGATGAGTTGGGCAAGGCAGACCGGGAAGCCATGCGGATCAACATGTACTACGAGCAGGGCCTGTACAAGGACCAGCTTGACCGCGACACGTCAATCCGCTGCTACCAAGACGTTTTCGAGCTGCTACAAGGGCAGACCCTGGCAGGCGCAAACCCCCGATTTGACGCCGACATGCTGCTGATCGGCTACGAGTGGCTACTCCAGCTGGAACCACGGCTACCCGGCGCCAGCACTCGCGTAGAGGCGCCATGGCATCACCGCCTTGCAGACGTATGCGCCTACGCCGCAGGCGCTCTCAATATCCCACCCGACGACATACCCGGCCTCGCCGGGGTGTGCCAACTACTTGGCGTCACCAACGAGGCCGAGCACACCGCGCTGGGAGACGCCCGCGCGACCGTCGAATGCTTCCGCCGCCTCTACCCCGGGAAGGACCAATGAACGACCCCGTTACACGCCACAACCAACTGGTGAGCAAGAACATCGAGATCGCCATGAGCGAACTATCGCCCATGGAGCGGCTGCGGAAGCAGACAGCAGCCAATTCCAACACCCTCGGATACGCCGTCTTCCTGGGACTGCAACGACAGGCCAACACCTACGCCGGGACAGTGCCCGCAGACGAGGTCCAGCGTCGGCGCCGACGGAACCGCGCGGCCCGCAAGGCGCGCCGTAGGAACCGCGCGTCATGAGGAAGGAATGCACCCGCCCCAACTGCACCGAGTTGGTACAGGCACGCGGGCTGTGCCCCACCCACTACGCAAAGTACCGGCGCCTCGCCGTCTCCGACGGCCGCTGGAGCCCACTACACGTACCAGCGGACGACACCCGCACCCGCGTCCTCGCCCTCATGGCAGCGGGGGTCGGCATATCCCGGATCGCAGAACTGGCCGGAGTGACTCACCGGGCCATCGACTTCCTGACCAGGGAAGACCAGCGGCTGGTGAAACGGACCACCCGCGCCGCCATCCTCGCTATCCCGGTGCCCGTGTGTCCGTTTGGGCCACAGATGGCCGCTGGCGCGCGGATAGATGCCACCGGTTCACGCCGCCGCGTCCTGGCCCTTTCCGCTGTCGGATGGTCGCAACAGCACCTCTCGGTGCGCCTCGGGCTACACCCCGGCCGCCTGTCCAAGGTCGCAACCGGCGCCGTCAAGAAGGTCACGGTGTCCCGCGCCCGAGAGATCGACGCGCTATACCGCGAATTACAGGAGGTACCAGGTCCTTCCAACGTCGCACGGCGCATCGCGGTGCAGAAGGGATGGCCGCCGCCGGTGGCATGGGACGACACCGAAATCGACGACCCAGCCGCAACGGCCCACGTCCGCGGGGGACAGGTCGTATGGATCGACCTCTACCGCGACTACCTCGACCTCGGACTGTCCAACGACCAGATAGCCGAACGCATGGGAGTCACAACGGAATCCGTCGAAGCACGGCTCAAGCGGCTACGCAAGAAGGGCATAGCGGCATGACAGCACGCAAGAAGGCCAAACCGCTACCGGGTGCCATAACCACCCAGAAACGCAACGACGGCACCGGTTGGAGCTGGCGCTGGCTCTCCAACAAGGGCAACGTGCACTTCCACCCGGGACCTTTCCCAACCACCACCGCTGCGCGCGCCGCAGCCCGTAAGTGGGTACGAGACAAAGTCCTTCGCGAGGCCCCCGGTGACGACGAATGAGCGCGCGGCGACGCTGCCCGGTCTGCGGTGCAACCGTGTTCCGCACACCCAACGGCAACGTCCTCACACACCACGACCCACACGGCATCGCGCGCTGCCCCATGTCGGGCGACAAGTTCGAGATCTGCGAGCCGTGGACCCCACGCGTCAAACACCTTTGGGAACGGCGCGCCGCAGCGTGAGAACCGACGACATCTGGTCAGAGCCGTACATCACCGAGTGGAACGAAGACCTGACTCGTGAGCACGTTAAGGGCCGGTCAATGGGCTGGTGCGAGTGGTGCGGCAAGCAGCACGGGACGGATATGCATCACCGCCGCAACCGATCACAGGGCGGCCGATGGCATCCGGCCAACATCGTGCACCTGTGCCGCGACTGCCACCACTGGGTCACCACCAACCCGACGGACGCCGAAGCAGTCGGACTCACCCTCACCCACGGCCAGGACCTCTACGACACCCCCATCGCGCTGCCTCTGCACGACATCTACCTGCACGACAACTACCTACCGAAGGGCCGCAACGCATGACCGCCGCCGACACCAAGCTGATCCCCGACGTGGACGGCATGTATGCCGGTATCCCCGACGAGGCATACCACGCAGACCGCGGCAGCCTGTCCTCCTCCGGTGCTCGCGCGCTCCTGGCGCCGTCATGCCCGGCGATATTCCGCCACTACCAGGACCAGCCGCGGACACCGAAGAAGGAGTACGACTTCGGCCACGCCGCCCACCTGTACGTCCTCGGTGAGGGCGGGGAGATCGTCGCGCTAGACCCGAAGGAACACGGGTTGACGAAAGACGGCAAGGTGTCCGACTCACCTACATCGACCGCAATGTGGAAGGAGGCGGCGAAGGAGGCCCGCGCTAACGGCCGGATACCCATGCACATCGACGATGTCGCGGAGGCAAAGGCCATGGCCGCCAAGGTCCGCGAGCACCCCATTGCCCGCATCCTGCTGGCAGACGGAACACCTGAGCTGTCGGGGTACTGGCACGACCCGGAGACCGGGGTGCGACTGCGTCTCCGGCCAGACTGGCTCCCCAACCCGGGGCGCCACCGCCTGGTGGTTGTCGACTACAAGACCTCGACATCAGCGCACCCAGGTCACTTCGCCAAGGCGGCAGCCGAATACGGGTACCACATGCAGGCCCCTTGGTACCTCGACGGGCTAGCGGCATGCGAGATAGCCGACGACGCCGCGTTCGTGTTCATCGTTCAGTCCAAGAGCCCGCCCTACCTCGTGTCGGTTAACGAACTAGACCCCGCTGCAATCGATCTCGGCCGACGACGCAACCGCAAGGCCATCGACCTGTACGCGCGTTGCGTCGCCAACGACCACTGGCCGGACTACGGCCAGGACATCAACTCCATATCCCTGCCCAGCTACGCCATCTACCAGCAAGAAGGAGACCTTGACTAATGACTGTCTCGCAGTACCAGCCCATTGCCGCCGCATCCCGGACCGCGATCAGCCAAGCCACCTCGGTGGAACAGTCCCGTGCCGTCGCCGAGGTCCAGTCAGCAGTCATTGTTGCGCAACAGATTCCCCGTGACCTCCAGCGCGCGGAGGCGGAAATGCGGGACGCGTGCAGCCGCATGGCCATGGCGGTACAGGCGTTCTACCAGGTGCCCAACCGCGGCACCGGCCCCTCCGTGCACCTCATGCGCGAGCTGGCCCGGCTATGGGGCAACGTGCAATACGGCGTCAACGAGCTGCACCGCGACGACCTCAAAGCTGAGTCCGAGATCCAGGCGTTCGCCTGGGACGTCCAGACCAACACGCGCTCAACGCGCACGTTCATCGTGCCGCACGCTCGCATGAAGCAGGGACGACGCGAGGAGTTAAACGACCTCGGCGACATCACGAACAACAACAACAACGCCGGTGCACGCGCTGTCCGCGAGTGCATTTCGTCGGTGCTGCCGAAGTGGTTTACCGAGATGGCGCAGGACCTGTGCCGCAACACCCTGGAAAAGGGCGAAGGCGTCCCCCTCAAGGACCGCATCGAAACCATGGTCGCCAAGTTCCGGCAGGAACTCGGTGTCACCGAGGCCCAGATGGAGGCCCGGATCGGGAAGAAGCGCGGCGCCTGGGACGCCGGAGACGTCGCCCAGATGGGCATCACGTACACCTCCATCACCCGCGACGGCATGGACAAGCGCGAGATCTTCCCACCCGCATCGCAGTCGACCCAGGACGAAATCAACGCCCGTGCAACAGAAAAGAAGACCAATCCCCTGACGGACTCCGAGGCAACGACCACCGGCGATCTGGCACAAACTGTGACGCACCCGGAACAGGGTGCGGGTGCTACAGAACCCGCGGCCGAGGAAGTCCCCGCGTCGGGCGGCGGTGACGACACCCCGCCGCCCGACGACGGCACCCCAGGCCCGGACGGTGACCCGGCAGAGGTCAACAGCCGCGGCGAATACCTGGCAACGAAGAAGGACATCGGCACTATCCGCGGCCTTCTCGCCAATGCCAAGTACTCGTTCCGCACCAAGGAATCCGCTGCCGAAACGTACACCTACCTCTGGTCGGTCATCGGCAGGGAAATCTCGGACATCAATGACCTGTCCGAGTCAGAAGCGGCAGACATCATCACCGCACTCAAGAACAAGGAGAACTAACCAAATGTCCTGGGAATTCGTAACATTCCTCATCGTCGGCGGCATCGCACTGCTGCTATTCCTCGGCGGTCTAGGCGTCAAACTCCTAGACCGCGACTCTGAGGGTGCCGTTGTCTCGATGGGCGTCGGTGTCATCGGCGTTGTATTGGCCTTCGCGGTCCTCCTAATCGGCTGCTTCACGGTCGTCGGTACCCGCAAGGTCGGCATCGAGACCGTGTTCGGACGGCCCTCTGGCGAAACGCTGTCCAACGGCTTTCACTGGAAGAAGCCGTGGGCGACGGTCGACGAGATGGACGCAGCAGTCCAGATCGACAAATACGAGGGCACCGGCCGCATCAAGGTCCGCCTGGGCAACTCGTCCACCGCCGACGCTGACGTGTCCGTGCGCTGGCAGATCAAGCAGGACGCCGCCGACGAGCTGTACGTGCAATACCGGTCATTTGACAACGTCCGCACCAACCTGATCACCCGCAACCTCCAGGTCTCACTCAACGACGTGTTCTCCAAGCTCGACCCACTGGCAACCAAGTGGGCCAACGGATTACCGCTGGAGACCTTCGCCAAGGACGCGTCCGAGAAGCTGCGCGCCCTGGTGGGTGACCAGGTCGACATCCTGGACGTCGCCGTCCCCACCATCGACTACGACGACGGCACCGAGGCCCGTATCAACGAGCTGAACGCTGAGCGCGCGAACACCGCGAAGGCCGAGCAGGCAAAGAAGACGGCCACCGAACAGGCCGAGGCGAACCGCATCCTCTCGTCGTCAGTGTCCAACGACCCCCAACGTGATTGTGCAGAACTGCATCACCAAGGCACTGGACAAGGGCATGTCGCCGTGGGGCTGCTGGCCCGGAACCGGCGCCCTCGCCACCATCCCCGCACCCATCAAGTAACACCCCACGAAAGGAACACCGCCCATATGACCACTCCAGCCCCCGAGGAAGAGGACCGGGTACGCCCGTTCGCCGACTTCCTGCGGGAACTACAGAAGGGCCGCGTGCACGACGAGCTGTCCGACGGCCTCAAGGAAGTTGTTGCCGCCGTCCGCGCGACCGGCAAGGCCGGGTCACTCACCTTGAAGCTCAGCGTTTCTGAGCAGGCCAACACCTCCATGTTGGTCATCAAGGACGACGTGACTGTCAAGGCGCCGCAGGCCGACCGCCAGGTATCCCTCTGGTTCGTCGACCGCGAGGGCAACGTCACCCGCACCGACCCGGCGCAACTCCAGTTCGAGTCCATGAAAGCGGTCGCCGAGAGCACCACGAACATCCGAAAGGAAGCCTGACCCATGACCGACGAAATCCGTACCGAGGCAGACGCTGTCGCCGAACTCGCCAACGCGGCGGAGCGTTACAGCACCGAGCAGGTTGTGCCAGACACCGAGCACGTCCTGTCGTTCGTCACCCGCGATGACGAGGGCCGCGACTTCGACTCGCTGGAGCGGTATCTGCCGAACCCTCGACGCGACCGCGGCACCACCACCGTGCTGGACGTCGACAGCTTCAACAAGCTGACCGACGGCGTCCTGCAACTCGATGCCGTCGCGTACGCCGACCGCGGCCCCAGCCGAATAACCGCGGTGCTGAACGACAAAGGCTGGCGTGACCACCGCATCGTGGTGGCGCTCCAGCTGTCCCGCGAGTGGAACCACTGGGCGGCAGCCGACGGCAAGCTGCTCAACCAGATTGCGTTCGCCGAGCACATCGAGGACGGCCTGGCTGCCATCACGTCGCCACCGGCGGCGGACCTGATGGAGGTCGTGCAGAACTTCCAGACGAAGCGCAAGGTCGAGTTCCAATCCGGCCACCGCACCCAGTCCGGCGAGGTGCAGTTCCAGTACAAGGAGGAGGCCACCGCGACCGCTGGCGGCAAGGGCGGCCACATCGAGGTGCCCGAGCACTTCACCCTCCGCATCCCGGTCTACGAGCGCGGCGACGTGTACGAGCTCACAGCGCGCCTGCGGTTCCGCATCGGCCAGGACGGCTTGCTCCTCGGCTACAAGCTAGACCGCGCCGGGGACGTCAAGGACGCGGCGTTCGACGCCGAGGTGGCGAAGCTGGCCGTCATCAAGTCCGTGTTCGGTCCCGCGCCCGACACTATCCGCGAGCTGTGAGCAGGAGGAAGGAGTTCCCGTTGGTGGCGGTGTTAGCCGTCACCAACGGACTCCCCGAAGGCGCCATCTGCACCGTGGTGCAGGTGCAGGACCTGTTGTCGCACATGACCGGCAACCGGATCTTCTTGCACCAGATACCGCGGGCGAAGGACGTGTGCGGCAAGTTCCTCCGCGACCAGCACACCTGGCTCGACAACACCTGCCCCTCGTCGGAGCAGCTGGCCGACGTCGCCAAGTTGCGGCGCTGGGCTAATGCAGTCCAGAAGGTGCGCGGCGAAACGGTGAAGGTAAGCGTGCTACCCGGGGACGCGTACACCTACATGGACCCGATCATCGAGAACGCGGTCAACATCAAGGCCGCGGAGCAGGCCGCCAAGGAGAAGGCGGCAGCACAGTGACCACACACACCGCCACCGGCTACCTGATCTTGGAGGCGTCCCGCGGCTACCGCACAGGCGACGACGGACTCAAGGTCGTCAACGGCCTGCGTATCGCCGGGTACCGGGCCAACCGCCCGGCGAAGCTGGCGCGGGACCAGATCACCGTCAAGGTCGGGGTCACTGTTGATGCTGCCGAGTTCTCGCCCATAACAGCAGAAATCGCGGTCACCCTAGACCCGTCTCAGGTCATCCACCCGGTCATTGAAGCCCTAGACCCAGCCAAGGAGCCCTGATGGCCACCCTCACCCAGGCCGACATGTTCCCCTCAGCCAAGCGGAACACCCTCAACTACCGGGGCGACATCACCGACCACGTCATGAGTGTGAACCAGCGGTGGGGGCCGGACATGTTCGGAGCCCTCTACACACCGGTGGCCGCGGTCTACAACCCCGAGGCCGACCAGACAAAGGTCACCTTCCGGTCTATCCCACGCCCACAACCACATCGCGCCCACCAGCGCGACGAGATCCCGTTGGCACACCCGGACGGCAACCGGCGCCAGCGCCGAAACAAGGGGAAGAAGTATTGACCACCAACGATATTGAGCGCGTGGTGAAGGCAGCAGCTGACGTCACCAACCGACTCCTCCGTGGAGTAGCCAACCGAGTCGAGACATATGTCCAGAGCGTTGATACCGAAGCACTGGCCGACGCGATCACCGGCATGCGGGCCACCGTCACCCAGGACGCAGAAGTCGTCCAGTCCAGCGCCGAATACCTCGGGGCCTCGGTGCGGTGCGTCACCTGCCAGGGCGTGTACCGCGTCAAGAGCGATGGACGTAACCCGCTGTGGGTGTGCCAGCCGTGCGCGCGCCAATGGTGCCGCTGGGACGGTGTCACACCGCAGGTTTCAACACACCTACGGGTTGTTGGGGCGGGGGAGAAGCGATGACCGCCACCGGCCCCAACAACCACCATTGGCTCCGCAAGTGGTTGCGCCTGGAACCGCACCAACCAATCGGCGCCGACGGCGAGGCGCCGTACCTATTGCGCTGGTATGTAATCCCTCGCAACCGGTGGCTCAACATCTACCTCCACAAGTTCCTGCGTGACGACGATGACCGCGCCCTGCACGATCACCCCTGGTGGTTCGTCTCCCTGATGTTGTGGGGGCAGTACGTGGAGGTCACTGAGGAGGGTCGGTCCGTCCGGTCCGCCCCGGAGCCGTGGCGCCTGTTCTGGGGCGACCGGCCGCTGGCATTCCGGCGCGGCACATGGCGTCACCGCGTGGAGTTGGTACCGGTCGCGACGCACTCAAATCAGTTCCTCGCGCGCCGCGATCAGCGCAAGCTCCCGTGCTGGACGCTCATCGTGACAGGGCGGCGGGTACGCCTGTGGGGGTTCTGGTGCAAAGACCGCGCGGATGAAACCAACGTCGACAACGCCATCGACCGTATGCGCGTGCGGCGCGGTGAGGTCTTCGAAGTAGACCGGTTTATCCCCTGGGACGAGTTCGGGGCGGACGGGTGTGGTGAGCCCGAGGCGTTGGCAGCGACGAACCGACCTATCCTCACGACGGCCACCAACCCGACCGTGCGGCCCGTGACTGGTCGCGTCCTACAGCTCATTGCGTACGAGCGTCACAGTCAGCAGGAGAAGTGGGGCGACCAGAATCACCCCAACGTCGACCCCGTCCTCACGAGGCGCGTCGGTGGCTGCACGGTCAAGCGGATGGCAGAGGAGTACGAGATCCCCTCCGCCAACCGTGCAAAGTTCCTGTGCCAAACGGCCGCCGAGCGCGGCCAGGTCACCTGGGGCCACATTCTCGTCGAGGAACTGGCTGAATCCATCGAGTCCGCCACACTCCTGGACCAGGCCACAGACCTGCCCGACGATGCCCGCCTCGCTCTCCGCTACAAGCTGCATCGGGAACTCGTCCAGGTCGCAGCTGTCGCCGTCGCCTGGGCCGAGAAAGTCGGCGGCACAGACCGATGAAGATCATTGACACGCAACGCCAATGGGCCACCGTCTGCATCGACTGCCCAGCCGACGGCAACAACCCCGACGACGGCAAGACGTGGGAGTTCCCAGGCACCGACGACGGTAAGGAGCGCGCGGAAGCGTTTGCCGCACGCCACAATTCGTTACAAGGCCACCGCGCCCACGTAAACGAGCAGTACACCGTGACGGCAGCCCGTTTCGACGACGGCCCCGGATACCTAGCAGCAGGCGATGTTGAAGATTCCGGAGCATCCATCGGCGAATGCGTGGATTTGCCAACGGTATTCACCGGAAGGCCCGCCGTGTACTTCCTGGCCGACTGCCAACAGTGCGACGGGAAGCCGATCCCATTCGGCACCGAAGACGACCGCGACCTATGGACCGACGGCCACCACAAGGCCACCGGCCACGATGTCACCCCATCCGTCGAAGTGCGACCAGACCAAGGGGAATGACGGTGAGCCAGACAGTCCAGATCCGCACCGGCATCTACACCACCAGCGGCGGAATCACTTTTACCGTGAACGACACCGACCTCGGCGTATGCGGCATAACCCACTGTGGGCAGACCGCGATGATCGCCATCGACCTTGACGGCCAGGGCGGCATTCGCTGCCCCGAGCACTACCAGCCGTGGGCGGACAACCCGGCAGAAACGAGCGAGCAATGACCATCTACTGCTACGACACAGAGTTCCTGGAAGACGGCCGCACGATTGACCTGATCTCAATCGGAATCGTGTGTGAGGACGGCCGCGAATACTACGCCGTCAACAGCGAGGCCGATTGGGACCGTATCCGCAAGGACGATTGGCTCATGGACAACGTCGTACGTCACTTGCCAACCCACTCCACTGGGGAGGTGAAGAGGCGTCAAGAATTCGGGTCTATCGGTTGGTCGTGGGGCGGAATCGATATGCGCTCGCCGCTGGTAAAGCCAAAGTGGGTAATTGCCAACGAGGTTCGCCAGTTCGTCATCGGTGACCTTGCCGACCGAGACGAGGCTGTCGCTGACCACGAGCTGCCGGTGCTATGGGCGTACTACGGCTCCTACGACCACGTGGCCCTGTGCCAGCTGTGGGGTCGGATGATTGACCACCCTCGGTTCATGCCCATGTACACCCTGGACCTCAAGCAGGAGATGGACCGCCTCGGTGTCAGCGGCAGCACTGTGCCGAAACCTGATACCGCGCACGACGCTCTTTCCGACGCCCGGTGGAACTGGCGAATGCTGCACAAACTGCGCGCGGTGGCGGCCGGGGCCGTGGAGGTGCCGTTCTGATGGGGGACAAAACAGGCATCGAATGGACTGACGCCACCTGGAATGTCGTGATCGGATGCGACAAGGTTAGTCCGGGCTGCGATCGCTGCTACGCGATCCGCACGGCGCACCGGATGCAGGCGCATCCGAATCCGAAGGTGGTCGAACCGTACGCAGGCACCGAGTCTGGTGGCGAATGGACGGGACGCGTCAACCTCGTGGCGGACCGCCTGGCATTGCCGCTGCAATGGAAACAGCCGCGTCGTATCTTCGTCAACGCGCAGTCCGACCTCTTCCACGACCAGGTGCCTGACCAGTACATCGCGCGTGTATTCGCCATCATGGCCGTCGCGCAGCACCACACCTTTCAGATACTCACCAAACGTCACGCGCGTATGCGGTCGTTGCTGTCCAGTGCTGACGGCAGTTTCATCTACAACGCGCTGCTGTCCATGTTCGCCGATCAAACGCTGCGCGTGCCCGCGAAAGGGCCACTGACCGTTCAAGTGCAGGAGGCGCTCAACCGCAGCGCGTTCGGGCAAGGGTGGCCGCTGCCCAACGTCTGGCTAGGGGTGAGCGCCGAGGACCAGAAGCGCGCAGACCTCCGAATACCGGCGCTGCTCGATACCCCGGCCGCGGTGCGGTGGATCAGCGCCGAGCCGCTACTCGGACCGGTCAACCTTCACACTGATCCGATCAAGGCCGGTACGCCATTCTGGGGTAGCCAGCTGGACTGGGTGGTTGTCGGCGGCGAGTCCGGGTCGGGCTCGCGGCCGATGCATCCGTGGTGGGCGGAGAGCCTGCACCGCCAGTGTGTGGCAGCCGGTGTCCCGTTCCTGTTCAAGCAATGGGGCGATTGGACACCCATGGCGCCGTTGAAGAATGGCCGGTTCGACTTCTCGAACGGTATCGCGATGACCGACGACGGAAACACCTACAACGCGGGTGATCTGGACTGGTCTGACGGCCCGCGTCGTGGTGAAGCGATACGCGCCGACTTCCCGCATCACCACCCGACCTCCATGTACCGAGTCGGGAAGAAGGCGGCGGGCCGGGAGCTGTACCACGACGGCCGCACGTTCGACGAGTACCCCGAGGTGACCTCATGACCACCGTGTGGTTCACGTCAGATCTACACATAGGGCATGAGTTGGTTGCCCGGGAGCGCACCAAAGGCTGGGTATTGCCCCGGTACGTCGGGGCCGAGATAGACGCCCATGACCGCATCCTCGCTGAGAAATGGGACGCCGTAGTGCAACCCGACGATCAAGTGTGGGTACTGGGAGACATCAGCGCAGGCGGGACACAAGCCCAAAAGAAGGCCCTGGCGTGGCTCAGGGGGCGTCCAGGGGAGAAGCACCTAGTCCCGGGAAACCACGACGGCTGCCACCCCATGTATCGAGACTCGCACAAATGGCAAGCCGCGTACCTCCAGGTATTCCGGTCCGTGCAGCCGTTTGCCCGGCGCCGCATAGGAGGCCGGGACACCCTCCTATCCCACCTGCCCTATCTTGGCGACCACACCACCGCGCAGCGATTCAACCAGTACCGCCTACGGGACGAGGGGGTATGGCTGCTCCATGGGCACACGCATAGCCGTTTCATCAACGAGCCGAAAGTCCACCCACGGCAGCTACATGTCGGCGTCGACGCATGGCACATGGCACCGGTATTGATCGACCGTCTCGCTGACCTCATCGATGTCGTCGAGTGCGCGGACGCTGAACATGGGTGAGCCCGTTCGAATCCAGTTGCGCCGCACTGCTGGATGGCGCAAGCCCGAGGGGGCGATAGTAGTTGCCCGGCCATCTCGTTGGGGCAATCCGTTCAAGGTCGTGTGCGCCGGGACGGAGCCGGACCTACTGGGCGCCCGCCGTGTACGTGTCTGGACCGTCGCAGGACCTGGAAAGTTCTTTCAGGGCACCGGGACACACGAGTGGGCAGCAACCTACGCAGTGCGCCTGTACCGCCGCTGGCTCCTCGGCTCCATGAAACGCGTGGAGGACCTGGTGCCACTTCTCCGAGGCCACGACCTCTGCTGCTGGTGCCGCCTCGACGCCCCCTGCCACGCGGACGTCCTACTAGAACTAGCCAACGAGAAGGAGATATAGCTGTGCCGCGCGACCATGGTCGGGTTCTGACAATCATTTGGCGGGACAAAGACTTTCAGCAGCGTTCCGTCGAGGCGCAGCGCATGTACATGCTTCTGTTGTCGCAACCGAATGTGAACAATGCTGGTGTCCTGCCGCTGCAACTAAGCAAGTGGGCGAAGGGCTGCGACCAGACCAGCGTCGCCGATGTACGCCGCGCTACAAACGAACTCGCCGAGCACCTCTATGTGGCCTACGACGGGGACACCGAGGAACTGTTGGTCCGCTCGTACATACGCAACGACGGCGTGCTCAAGCACAAGTACCTGTTCGCTAACGCTCTGAAATGCGCCCAGGCCGTCGAATCACCCAGCCTGCGTGCGGTACTGGCGGCCGAGTTGCGGCGCACCCGACGTGCCGATGCGGTGACGGTCGCCAACCAGATCGACCCGTCTGGCCCCGGGCCAGACGGCACCCCGACAGACCCTAGGCCGGACGACGACCCAACGTTCCCAGACAGTGACCTCGACGGCATTTCGATGCCATCTGAAACCGACCCCAATGGCATCGAAAACCCATCGCAATCCGATGTGCCATTGGAATGCCATTCCGATGGCATCGCGATCACTAGGGGGAAGGGGAAGGGGAGGGGGAAGGGGTCACCTTGGGTAGGTGGTTACGTTGGGGAGGCGCCCACCCGCTGCCCCAAGCACATCAACGACCCACACCCCCCAAACTGCCGCGACTGCATGACAGTCCGACTGGCATCCGAGGCAACCGCCCAGGAGACAGCCGAACGTCAGAAGTCAGACCGGGCAGCAGCCCTGGCCCGGCGGGAGGCGTGCACCCGCTGCCAGGGCGGCGGCTGGATCGAGGCCGACGACGGTTCCGGCGTCCTGCCCTGCACCTGCCGTAAACCCCTACAGCTCGTCCCACACCCCACCGACGACCAGAGGGCAGCCGGATGACCGCCAGCGGGACGTCACGGGCATTTCAGGCCAAGTACCCAGACCAATGCGAGGACTGCGACGAGCCCGTCAACGTCGGCGACTGGGTCCGGTACGTCGACGACGCTCTCATCCACACAGACTGCCCCAACGCCGCGCCGCCAGCGGCCATCACGGACGTCTGCGGCAAGTGCTGGACCGTGCACGCCGGGGGCTGTCTGTGATGACCGGGGACCGCCTCACCGAACAGCAGATCGCGGCCCTAGTAGACACCCAGCTGGTCGGACTCAATGACCAGTTCATCGGCCGACGCCCCACCTGCCAGCACCCACAACACGCGTGTAGGCGGCCGGTCACCGCAGTCGTCTCGGTACACGTCCTGGACAACTGCGACGGCGATGAGGCCGACGAGTTCGGCAACGAGGTGTTCCTTTTGTGCACGAATTGCGCACGGGCGCTGTGGATGGCTGCCCAGTGGGAGGTGCGCGACCGCACCGTCGCCGCTACCCGTGCTGGCGTCATATCCATGTGCTCTACCTGCCAGGCGCCGGTGGTCAAGCCATCGCACATCGTGCGCGATGTACGCAAATACGAGGAGGTTTTCAATGCACCGTGAGTGGACCCCGGAGCAGCTAAAGCGTTGGCGCATACGCAAAGCGCAGGACGGCGAACAGACACCCTGGCAGCGCCGGGACTGGTCCGCACTGCCTGACGACGTCCTGACCGCGTCGCCGCAATGGTGCATATGGCGGCCCTGGGAGCAGCATCCCATCGCTTGCGTCGACACCCAGCAAGACGCCATACGGCACGTCATCCTCCAGTTGCAGAGTGCGTACCTACGCGCGGTTGAGCGGGAGGAACTGGAGCGACAGGGCATGGAGCTAGCGCGCATCAACAACCGGCCGCGGGTGTTGGAGTCGTGAGCGTGCTCCTTGAGGCCCTGGCGCTATTTCTTGCGGCTGGTGGCGGATTCACCGCGTACCTGTTGACGCTCGGGCATCGCCGACGCGGCAACCAGATCCAGATCTCCGGAGACAATTCCGTCGCGATCCAGGCTGGTGGGACCATCACGGTGCAGGCCAGCCGTGGCAGCATCGCCGCCCACACCATCGTCGGCGACGTGAACGTCGGTGGTGAGCGCTGGGTCGGAGTCGAACCGAATCCGCTACGGCGTGCACTACTTGCTCGGTCGGGTCCAGGCCAGCCGCTGTACATGTTCGGTGAGGTCGACTCCTACGACGAGTTGCCCGGCATGGTCAACGCAGCCACCGACCACATCGGCAAGTGGTGGTGGGACCGTACGAGCGAGGTCGCATACCTCTGGCTCGGCCAGGGCTACAAGATCCTAGGCGCACCCGAGATAGCCAAACCGACACGGCCCGACACCTACCGCGTATCTGAGTTTGTCGCACAATGCGCTTGCCCCCGTTGCGGATTCATCAACACCCACTACATCCAGCCATGCGCCCAGGACCCCGGTTCCGTTACCCGGGAGTGCACGGAGTGTGGACAGACTTGGCGGCAGCAGTGACCTATCAGACCGTTCGTCTGGCCGATCAGACCACCCCAGTTGCGTTGCACCGCAACGGTAAGAAGTGGCCAATACCCTTCCGCCTGAACCTTGCACACGACGACTTCGTTCGTGCCAGGCTGACCGACACCCTGCACCCCGGCGACATCCTGGACCTGCCCTTCAACGTCACCGGCACCATAGTGGAGATCGCTGTATGGCCGCCGAAAGCCCGCGATAACGACGGCTACTGGTTCGCACGTAAGACCCACCCATACCGAATCGCCCTGCAATTCCACGCCTTCGATACCTGCCCCCAATGCGACACCCAGGCAGCACACCAGGTCGAGATACCCGAATACGAGACGTGGTGGGACAGCCCGCTAACCGCCGAGTTCCCGCACCGCAGGTACGTCCTCCGCACCTGCATCACATGCCGCAACTCATGGGAACAGGACGAGGCGCAATGAGCAGCGCAGGAGCACCGGTCCTATGCGGCTGCGGCCACTACACCCCGGACGTGGCCATGGTGTTGCACGGCTACGGCTGGACGTGCCCCGGGTGCGGGCGACGCTGGGTCAAACACCAGGGCCGCATCTGGTTCCTGGACCCAGGACAAGAGCTGCCCGTAACGGCCTGCCTCAAATGCGGCCAACAGATCGACGACGACCAACGATGCATACCCGTCCTAACCGGGCCACCCGTGCCAAACGTCCTCGTACCCAACCACGACTACATCCACCTCGACTGCCTGATAGGAGTAACCCTGTGACGCAACGTGATCCGCACCGCTGCGCGTTCGGACACCGATGCGTAAACCACGACTGGTCAACCATCGTCGACGAAGATGACGCACCCTCCGGCCAACTCATTGCCGACGGTGTGATCTGCGGCGGCTGCCTAACCCGCCTCCGGTACGCCGTCAACGGCCTACCCCGGGACTGGGACCGGCTCCACGAAGGCATCGGGGAACGCGTGTACGTCGACCGAGCACGCGTCACCATGACCTCCACCGCAGCCATCAACCTCAACACCCAACGCGACGCCCTCCAACGCGACATCGTCGAGACCGCCGACCGGGCCGCGGAAATGGTGGAGCACGCGATGAACCTGACCGGCAGGCAGCGCCACGGCCGCCAGGGCTTCACCGTCCACCAACGCCAGGTGGTCGCCCGCTCCGTCGCCGTCGTCAGCGAAAACCTGGACGTACTCCTGGCCCAGCCCGCCCAACCCATGCTCGTCTGGGGCCGAGTACCCGACGGCGACGAGGGCTGGCATCCCCAGCACGGACAGCCCCGCCACCTCGTAGACCGCGACGGCGTCGACATCGCCATCCAACTAATCGAGCTGTCTCGCAACGTCTACCAGGCCCTCGGCCTACCCCGACTACGCCACCATTCCGCCATGCCCTGCCCCGCAGTCAAACGGGACGGCCAGCAGTGCGGCGCCTACACCGTGGGCCGCTGGGACGGCACCAGCCAATACGACTGCACCACCTGCGGCCGAACATACGGCGAACGGGAATACCCCTGGCTCCAGCGCGGTGTCATCGACCTCATGCGCGAACTCGAAGAACGGGAGAAAAACATGCAACTACTCGACCAACTCAAACACCTACTAGCCGAGGCATACTGGCGCCTCGACGGCATCAACGACATGGTCCAGCGTGTCGCCGACGAGCCACTGCTTGACGAGGCGGGCGCCGGACGACTGGTCGTAGACAAGGTGACCACGATCCTCAACGACGGGCTGGTACCGCACCAGACACCCGAGCAGCGGCAGACCACACCGTCGGGCGGCAATTGATGGGCGTGCGCAGGATCACCACCACGGTTGGGCGAGCTATGAGCGAAACTCCCGTGACCGCTGAGTTGTTGCGTCAAATCCGGCGCGACCAAGGGCGCACTCTGCACCAAGCAAGGCACCTGTGGCCAGTCCTCGATCTAAATGAGGAGCGGGATGACGTCGTCGCCACAGGACAAACCCCATGACCGGTACCGCGGTGGAGGACCTGCACGTTATGGAGACACGGGTCTACCGCCGATACGCCGAGGCAGTCGCCGCCAGCATCCCAGCTATGCCGGACTTCTCCGACTGGCTGGACATGCTGTCCCCGCCAACCAAGTACACCGTCGACACCGCGCTGGTATGCGCCGACACCGTCACCGAGGTTCCGCAGTTCCCGCCCGAACGCTGGATCACGTACCCAGCCCGGCGCCGCGTGTCGCTGATGCTGGCTGACGAGATGCTCAACCGCATCAACGACGGCAACACCGCGCACGACTGGCTCACCATGGCTGGCATCCTGCTGACCTTCGGCGGACGGAGCCGCGAGGCATGAAACCGCGTACCCGGCACCTGCTTCCATGGAACCCAGAGACGGGACACACCACGTGTGCCGCAGCCCAGCGATAGGGCACGACTATGACTGATCAGAAGGTTTGGAAGTGGACCGGCGACAGCCGCGAGGACAAGGCGAAACGTGTCGCCCTGTCCTACCGCCAGCTCCTTGAAGACGTCGCCGCCGGACGCATCACCGACCCCATGCAGGCCCTCATCGAACGCGACAGGTACTGGCAAGACCTCGGCGTCTACTGGGCGGTGCCATCCGTCGCCCCAGTCGACCAGGAGGCATGGTTGTCGGCCGCCGACCTCGTCATCCACCTCGCCCACATCGTCCAACTCACCGAGCACCAGGTCCGAAACTGGGCATACAGGCGCCGAAAAGGACTGGGCGACGGCATAACCGAGCGCACCGGGCAGGAAGGCAAACCGGAATACAACGTCGCCGACGTCCTGGCCTACCTCACCCGACAACGCGTCCGCCGACAGGGAGGCACCAGCGCATGATCGGGGAACTATGACCGGCATCGCCTTCGTTGACGTGACCCTGGCATGGAAACGCATCGAGGATCGTTGGCACAAGGGCCGCTGGTTGTGGGTCGCCCACCACCGCGACGACATCGGCGGGACGTACACCCTGTTGCCGCGGATAACGGAGTACCGCCTCTGGGACCCGCCGACCAACACCACCACCGAGGTCGTTAAACGCTGCTGGATCACTGAATACGTGCCCGGCTCGCGCGACTGGGACGCTATTCCGTCATCCCGGGACCTCTACTGCGGCAACGACCTACGCGCCGCCCGCAGGGCCGCTGAGAAACACCACGCCGAGACCCGCCGCCGTTCCGCGTGGGAACGCTACATGCGGAACAACGACCCGCCAGCACCCACAACCCCCGAGGAGCAGCAGCGGATGGACGCCCGTATCTACTGGCCGCCGGATGACGTTTAGTTGCTGGACAGTTCAGCCACGATTTCGTCGACCGTAACAATCATCTCGCCGTCCAGATCGCCATGGATGTCGTAGATGACCAGCACCGGATGGCAGCCTGCCTTGGTGTACTTGTACAACATCGGCGCGTAGATGGTGGGCTTCTCAGTCGCCCACCCGTATTCGCTCGCGGCCTGCTCTATGCGTTCACGATTCTGCACGGGTGATCTCCGCACCGGTTGGCGCCAGTCCCAGTCGTTGACGTTCACCGATTGCCGCGCCTTGCTCGGCAGCGGCTCGTCGCGCGGCATGTAGGTTTGTGCCGCTAAGTCGCTCGGATACGGCCCGCTTCGCTTCGCGGAGCCCATCCGCATTGGTGATGTGCTCACCGTTGACCTTAGTGACCCACATCCATTCGTTGCAGCCGATCATGCCTTCGCGCATGCGTATGGCGGTGGCGGTGTTGGTCCCGTCGGTGCCGGTCCAGCGGCCGGGCCGCTCACACGTCCACTTCATCGCTGTACCTCCACATATGAGACGCCGTACGTTTCTATCTCGGGGTGTTCGTCCAGTATTTCCGACCCTGTAGCAGGGTCGTAGTGCTCGATCGGGACTCCGACATCGCGCGCCCACTTAACCAGGGCCGCGGCAGCGCCCTCCGGGGTGACGTAGACGCCGATCCAACCGCCCCGGTGCTCAATCAGTTCGAGTTGGGCGACCCACACCTTGGCTACTACGGCGTATCCGGCGCGGTCGAGCGCGTCCAGCGCAGCATCTGCCTGTGGCCATCCGCCGCCCAGGCTGTCGGCGACGATGTCGCGCGGTGCGGCGACGTCAGGGCCGGTCACGGTCGGATGTTCTGGCGTCGGACCTCGGCCAGTGTCTCGTCGACCATCTTGTCTGCCGCATCGTTAGTCAGCCGGACGCCGTCGCCGACAAGGAACTCTTCCTTGTCGAGGTCGATGTCGTCGACGACCAGGTCATCGCCGAAGGTGAGGCGCTTGAGGTCGGCTTCGCTGTGACTGCTCATGAGGGTCATTGTGCCCCTCCTTTCCGGTACTTGGTGGGCATGGCGTGGATACATACCCAGGTCCAGTCCTGGGTGGCGTGTGGGACCAGGATCAGCTCCAGCTCTACACCGGTGTCGTCGGTGCCTATGAAGTAGAGGCGCCAGATGCCGTCGCGGTTGTCGACGAGCAGCGGCATACCGGCGTTGCGGAGTGCTGCCATGACGCGGCGCTTGTTGGCGCGCATCCGCGCTTTCGCTGTGAGTGTCACTCTTGCCATGACTCAGAATGTATAGCGCACTATACGAAGGAACAAGCCGTAACGGCCTTGCTTATGTGTATAGCTCTGTATACGTTCCGAGTCATGAAAAGCCTTTATGTAAAACGTATTGCCGTCATGGGCGCCGCCATAGCCGCCCTAACGGCACTCCCAACTGCCACCGCTTCCGCGTTCCCTGACCGTTGCCTATACGCCGCGACAGACGCCAAGACCTGCCTGGGTGCCCGACCAGCACCCTTCACACCAGCAGGCGGCGGCGGATACAAGCCCCCGGAGGGCCCGGAATGCCCCGAGGGCCAGCACCATCCACCTACAGCTCCGGCAAGTCCTGGCGCGGGCGAAACTGGAGGCAACAGCGCTGGTAGCGGGTCTGCCGGTAGCGGTGGGTCCTCGGCGAGTGGAGGGCCTGGTACCGGACGGTGATGGTCGCGGCTACCGAGCGGCTATACAGCCAAGCCCCAATCCTGTTGCCGCACCGCTATACCGCGGTATAGCTTCGTTTTCAGACAACAAAACAGCGGACGACGTGAACAGGATGCAGGTCGGTTATCTCGGGGTACGCCCCCGTAGTTCAAGTTAGAACGCCCCGAGCCAAGCGGGGAAATAGAGCCAAACCCGCCCAGCGCCAACCACGTTCACGTCGTTCCCCAGACCATAACTACATAGACACCAGATGGTGCGAGCAGGACGCAGGTCGGTTACCAATTGTAATGGAGAGGTCGCGGGTTCGAGTCCCGCCAGCCAGCCCCCGGCTGTAGCTCAGTTGGCAGAGCGCTAAACCCCGGTCAGCACACACACGTTCGCCCCATCACCCAACACAACTCCATACATAGCAAGGTGTGAACAGGACTTCGTTCGGTTATCTCCTTTCCTGAGAGAGACGCGGGTTCGAATCCCGTCAACCACGAAAGTGGTTGTAGCTCAGTGGCCTAGAGCGCTAAAACCCGGACGACACCCACACGCTCACACCACCTCAAACACCAGCAGACGCACGCGCGCAGGCGGTGTGGACAGGACGCAGGGCGGTTACCAAAACAGTCAGGTGTGGGTTCGAGCCCCACCACCTCGCTCGCGGGGTGTAGCCCAATTGGTAGAGGCAATTGTCCACATACGCCGGTCAGCACCCCACACGCCCACACCACCTACGCGCACGCACGACAGACAACCCGATGTGAACAGGACGCTCGGTCGGTTATCACTCAATTGGTTAATGCAGGTTCAAGCCCTGTCGCCCGCACCTAGTGCGGGTGTAAAAGCGAAATCCCGGTCAGCACAAACACGTTCACATCACCCGCCTAATAGCCCTCGCGGGTGGCACGAGCAGGATCGCAGTCGGTTACCCCACCCCTCGCAAGGATGACGAACCCCGGCAGCCCTTCACACGTTCGCGCCGCCCGCACCCCTAACAAGGAGATGCACGGTGGACGTTCTCACCACTATCGGAACCCGTAAGACGCCGCAGTCGCAGCAGGCGGACCCCCGGCAGGTGAAGAACTCCGCCGGTGGCTACACCTTCACCATCGACGACGAGGCCCTGCTGCACCGCTTCCTCACCCTCGGCACCGACGGCGGCACCTACTACACCAACGCCCCCGACCTCACCAAGGACACAGCGGCCGTCGTGCTTCGCGCAGCAGCCGCCGACCCAGTCCGCCTCGTCCAGCACATCGTCGAGGTGTCCGTGGACGGACGCGCACCCCGGCAGAACCCGGCCCTGTTCGCCCTCGCCATCGCCGCAGCAGCAGAGGACATCGACGGCCGCCGCGCCGCCGCAGCAGCCCTGCCCACAGTCGCCCGCACCGGCACCCAGCTGTACACGTTCATCAAGTACATGGAGCAGTTCCGCGGGTGGGGCCGCGCCATGCAGCGCGCCGTCGGCGGCTGGTACCTCGACAAGCCCGTCGACCGCCTCGCCTACCAGCTGGTCAAGTACCGGCAGCGCGAAGGCTGGATGCACCGAGACCTCCTACGCCTGTCCGGCCCCACCACGGCGGACCCAGCCCGCCGCCTCGCCTTCAACTGGGCAGTCGGCAAGGGCCTGAACGACTACATCGGCAAGGTCCAGCCCCTCACCGCCGAGCAGTTGAAGGCAGGAGAGCGCAACGCCTCCCGACCCAAGCTGCCTAACGTCGAGCTGGCGGTCGACCACCCCCTGGCGATCATCGAGGACTTCGAGGACGCCCAACGCGCCACCCAACCCAAGGAATGGGTGAGCATCATCCGACGCGGCAACGGCCTTCCCTGGGAAGCGCTGCCAGACGTCGCGCTCAACTTCACCGCTGTATGGGAAGCGCTGATTGAGCACGGGCTGCCACAGACGGCTTTGATGCGCCAACTGCCTCGCCTGACCCGGCACGGCGTCCTACACGGTGAATATCTGGACCGTGTCGTAGCTCAGCTCCAGGACGCCGACCGCCTACGCAAGGGCCGCGTCCACCCAGTCAACGTCCTGATCGCACAGCGCACATACGCGTCCGGCCGGTCAGCGCGCGGCGACTCCACCTGGACGCCGGAACGCAAGGTCGTGGACGCCCTGGACGCAGCGTTCTACAACGCCTACGGCGCGGTAGAGCCGTCGGGTAAGCGCACCCTGCTGGCGCTGGACGTGTCCGGCTCCATGGGCGCCGCTATCTCAGGTATGCCGCTGACATGCCGCGAGGCCGCAGCCGCACTCGCACTCGTCACCACCAACGTCGAGCCCGACCACGAGGTCGTCGGCTTCACCGACGGCCGACAGGCCGCGCGCTCGGGCTACGGCTACCGGTCCCAGCACCACATCACCCCGCTGGACATCACCCCGCGCCGCCGCCTCGACGACGTGTGCCGGTACACCGCCGGACTCAGCTTCGGCGCCACCGACTGCGCACTCCCGATGCTGTGGGCACAGCAGTCCAAGCGCGAGTTCGACACGTTCGTGGTCATCACCGACAACGAGACCTGGTTCGGCGACGTCCACCCGCACCAGGCGCTCCGCGACTACCGCAACAAGATGGGCATCAACGCCCGCCTGATCGTTGTCGGCATGACGGCAACCCGCTTCACCATCGCCGACCCCGACGACACCGGCCAGCTCGACGTATCCGGTTTCGACTCAGCTGTCCCGCAGCTGATCTCGGACTTCTCTGCCGGACTGTAGGAACGCGTGGACCCAAGGGCACAGCAGGCGCGGGAGCATCACCGGTTGCAGCGTGATGCCTCCCGCATCGGCGAACAACACCGGTACGAACGAGACCGGCTAGTTCGCGAACTGTGGACCACCGAACGAGAGAAGTGGACCTACGCCACGCTGGCCGCAGCAGTGACGTGCAGCCCGGGACTGATCCAGAAGATACTCGACGGCCGCACCCCAACCGCCCAACACGTCACCAGGTAAGGAAGGCAGACGCCGCAATGGATTTCAACACCCCACTCCAGAGCCTGAACGGCTGGCCCGCCGCGGTCGTCCTTGTCGTCGCGGCGCTCTGCGTGACCGCCGTGATCATCGCGGTTATCCGCGCAGACTAACGCTCGACAGAACGTATAGCAGACTATACAGTTTGAGCCATGAACGAGACCCTGACCGCCCAGCAGCTGACCACCTTCCAGGACAGCCTCAACAACTATGCTGGCGACGGCGAATTACCCACTGTCCGAACGGACTACAGCGGGCGAGGCATGTACGGCAAGGAATGCCTGGCCGTCATCCTGGACGACGCCAGCCTCACCTCCGCAGTCACCGCCGAACTCGCCTACGCCCTGGCAGACACCGACGATGACGTCGCAGATCTCGTCGACCGTATTTGGTCGCTTCCCACCTACACCGACGGCATGGGCCGCCGCACCGTCATCTACTGGCCAAACGTCAAGGCCCCCAACACCGCCGGAGAAGACTAGATGACCGTGACCACACCCGCCCCGCGCACGTTCGGCCTCGGCGCCATCCTGACCGTCACCACAGACGTGTTCCTGGTAACCGACATCGGCGACATCTACGAACTCCTCAACTACATGACCGGCGACAACCTCTTCACCCACCAATTGCCCCGCGCCGCAGGCGAATGCAAGCCAGCACTGCTGGAGCAACACCCCCAACTGGCCGACATCGCCATACCCGAACTGCCGGACGCAGATGCCTACATGGAGTACCTGGCCAGGCTGGAGGGCACGTACGGCACCGAGTTTGCCGTGACGCCCCTGCCAGCCGACGCCCACACCCATATGGACCCGTTGTCCGAGTTGGCCGACATGATGCCCGGAAAGCCTGTAATCGCGGTGATAACACCGTGAGCGCCAAGGAGCTGCCGCGCTGGATACATGTGGGCGCCAACGTAGTCCAGGTGCGACCTGACCGATACCATGGTGACATCGTCAGTTCAGGCACGGTCTCTCGCATCCTGGCCCGCGACATCGTCGTTGTCGGAAGGGGCGGGTCAGAGCTGGTGCGGTTCCGCCGTAATGACTACAACCAGGGAGACGACGAGTACTACCGCTCATCCGGGTACGGCACTTGGCACGGCATCACGCACAGGATGTACAGGGCCGACGACCCCCGCGCTGTGACAGCCATCTATCGGTCGAAGGTGCGGGTCGGAGTCAAGCTCCTCAAGAAGGCGGTCGACAGTATCGATGACCCGGCGTCGCCAGAAATTCCGGCCGCCCTCGACGCCATAGCGGCCCACGCCGCCAAGCTGGCCCGATTCATCAGGGACGGCCAATGATCTGGGAGTTGGGCCTACGGCGGTGGCTGGCGTGGCGTCTGGTTCAGCTGGCCCACCGTATCGCCGACACCACGGTCACGGAGCGCATTGTGATCCTGGCACCGGATGGAGGCCCGGTCGTTGAGTGGGAGATCGGGGGAGACGCCTACGGCAGCGGCGTGTCCAGCCAGACCGGCCTCACCCACTTCGCGCCCGGCTATACCGCGCTGCACGTCTTCGACGGCGAGCCCACCTACCCATACGACCTCCACTCGATGAACGCGTGGGCGCGGCTGTGCGCCTGGGAGGCAGCGCACCGGTGAGGAACCCGGAGGCCGATGTCGTCGACGCGATAGCCGCGCTTGTCGACGAACAGCTCCAACAAGAGGCGTCGGGCTACGACCACAACATCAACCAGGACACCTGCCCCAAGTGCGGCAACGGCTGGCACGGATTAGCGGCCAACGGCTGTCCTGGCGCTACCGGGCTGAAAGCCAGTATGGTCACCGATACCGACCGCCGACCCGGGGACGTGTACGCCAGCCACTACGACGGCGAGCAGTCACGGACTTTCGGTGGCTTTGGTATTCGTGCGGACCCCAGCGTCCCGCCAGGTCATTTCCGTATCGACAGCCCAGTGCAGTCGTTCGAGCCACCGCACTTACTAGATGATCGGCCTCTCCCAACATATTTCAGCCTGGTCATCCCCGAACCTCTGCCCGTCGAGTTCCGAGCATGTGAGACCCCCGAGGTGTACCGGCTCTATCCGAGCCACCACCGGATAGTCGACATCAGGTGTGAGTCGTCCTTTAACCATGCAACAGACATGCTCTGGCTTCGGATACGGGTCGGCGACCAGTATCTGACGCATATCGCCCCTTGTGAAACCGTGTACGGCGCGCGTCCTGGCATACGCCTGCTCCATACCTCGATTCCGAACATGGCGGACAGCTACGTGGAGTTGTTCACCCACCCCGCCTACGGGGTCTTCGCATGGTTCCGCATCAAGGACGGCGCCTTCCATCTACATCTACGCTTCGCAGGGTTGGGGCATCGGTGATCGACAAACCTGCCTACGCCCACGTGTTGACGGTGCAGAGCGCCGCGCGTAGTGTGCGCCTCATCTGTCAATATTTGCTGGCGAGGCGGGCGGGAATCCATGCGAGTGAGCGTCAGGAGACGACGCAGTAACCTCTGCGCTGTCCGCACCGCACTCCTGTCGGTATTCGCCGCCCTCCTTCTTGCGACGTTCAGTCACCCCCTGGCCGCCGCCGACCCGAATCCTTTGCCTCCGCCACGTCCGGTGTATCCGCCGAATCGTCCGATGCCTGCCGATCCGCCGCGCACCGACAATATTGGCGGCGCGAAAGTCTCTTCATCGGCTCCGCAGGGTGAAGGCAACGGCACAGGTCCTGCGCTGGCTGCCGCGCGTGAACGCGGTGAGGTGACGGTGCCGGTATGGGCATATGACGGCATCCACCTGTCCAGCTCGTGGCCGATGCACAACATTGTCTGGCACCTCCCCGCTGAGATGGCATTAGCCCCAGCAGCGTGGACCGGCGACGGCGGCGCGGTGTATGCCTCCCCGGATGTGGATTATCTGGTTCGCCCGTACGCCGGTTCAGGCGCGGACATCGTGATCACCCGCAAGACGGTTTTCTCGTCGTCAACCATCCCGTTCGGGCTGCGATTGCCGGAGGGATCGCATTTGCGACAAGGCGTCAACACGGTCTTAGTCGAATCGGACGCCAGCCCCGGACACCCGGCCTCGACTATCGCCACGGTGTCGATCCCCACCGCCACCGACGCCAACGGCGTCCCCTTACAGGTCACCCCGAGACTGGGGCCGGGATTCCCTCAGGGACAACAGAACGTGATCGCCGACCTTGGTCCCGCCAACCCGCTGGCTTTCCCGGTCACAATCACCATCGCGTACAGACCGGGCGAGTTGCCGACGACGGGGGCGTTGAACCCGGATTGGCAGGGCATGCCCGAGGGCACCTCACCGCCCAAGATCGTGCCTAACCCGGGTGATTACGTGTCCGACCCGGATGGCCGCTACCGGCCCGCCAGCGCGGACCCAATGTTGTACCGACAGCGGCACGCCGGAGGCTGCCAGGGCGGACCCAACACGTTCGCCAGCGCGGACGGGCGCACCGCGGATTTCCTGGCGGCCTGCCAGAAACAGCAGATGTGCTACGACGTGACCCCGGCCCGCACCTCTGTGGCTGCCTGCAACGGGATCTTGTTGTCGGACATGAGCATCGGCTGCACCTCGGCATTCGGGCAGACCGGCGATGACTACGAAGCCTGCCTGCGTGCTGCGAATGATCAGGTGGCGTGGGCCAAGGCCAACATGCTGCCCGGCCCGTTGTGCCAGCCTGTCACACCCAATACGAACACCGCGATGCTTCCGGCCACCGGCAACCGCTACTGCACAACCTAAGGCAGCCATGACAATCGACAGCCCATCCCGCGACAGCGCAGCGGCCAGACCATCACGGCCACGCAGGCGGCTCGGCCACTACCTCGCCGTCGCGGTGATGCTGGTGCTCACACTCATCGCCCAGCTCATCAACCCGGCTGGAACGAACCTGCACCCAGTTCACGGTGGAGTGCTCGCCGTAGCGGGCGCTGACCCCTGCTGCGGCCCTGGCCCCGGTCCTGGTCCTGGTGGCGGCTCTGGCCCACCCGGTGGCGGGACCGAGTTTGTTCCGCCGAATATGCCCGCGCAGATGCCCGATTACAGCGGGAACAACAGCCTTCCCCCGCTGGATCAAAGCAATTCGGTCAACATCTACAACCAAGCACCGAACCAGGCGCAGCAGGCACCCGCCCAGCAAGCCCCGATCCAACAGGGTGGCCCGCCCCAACACGGCGAACAGCCCCCCGCCTACGACAACGCGCCAGGCCAGATTCAGCAGCAGCCCCAGCCCAACCCAGACCAACAGCAGCAGCCGGTCCAACAACAGCAACAAGAACAACAACCCCAACAGCAGCAGGAGAACCAGCAACAAGAGCAGCAGCAGGACAAAGACCGGGATCAGTGCACCCAGAACCCGGATATTGCGCCCAATAGGCGGATCTTGACCGACGCCGAAGATGAGGCATATCAGGCACTGCGCGGAGATACCCCTGATAAGGCACTCCGGGACCGGGTCATAGAACGGTTCGGTCCTCAGCCTGACGGTTGGGAGGCCGATCACGTCGTCCCGGTCAGACGAATCGTCCAGATCCCCGGCTTCTTGCGGCTCTCGCCCAAGGATCAACTGGAAGTCGTAAACCTGGATGAAAATGTCTTCCCGAATACCAAGCGGTACAACGCTTCACGCCGAGACAAACTCCCCAGCGAATGGCCAGGTGTGAAATCTGCCGGTGATCAGATGTCACCGGAAGAAATGCAGCAGTGGTGCAAACAGGAAAAGGTCGCCACACAGCGGATACTTGAGGAGATCGCCAAGCGCCGGGTCGATTCAAAGACGACACCGAGCACCGGCACGAAACCAGAGACCGGAAATATCCCTGGGCGCCAGCATCTTCCGCAGCCGACCGCACCCGCTACTGCGCCGCCGCAGGCACCGACCAACGTGCCGACTAACGCGCCGACCCAGATGCCTACCGAGCACCCTTCGGCACCCAGTACGCCTCCGGTATTGCCTGCTCCACAGATAACTCGTCCGTCCCCGCCGCCGTTCTTCCCGGACGAGCTGCCGGTCCGTCCACCCAGCCCGGCCGAGGAACCGATACTGGTGCTCGCTGGCCTCGTCACTGGGGTCGTCGTCGTTGGAGTAATGGCAATCGGCGGTCTCTTGGGAGCTGCAAACTGATGAGTATTCGGATGAAGGTGTCTTTGGGCGTGGCCGTGCTGGCATGGTTACCCGCGACAGCATGCACGGGATCTGATCAACCCGCACCCAGTGACGGGCACATGGTCATCGCCAATGTCCACAAAACAGCGGACGCGTTCCCGCCCGGTTGGAAGGTGGTCAAGAACCCGACTACGACGGTGACCGCGCAGATGGTGGAACAAAGCAAGGTGCCGCACCAAGGGCTACAGGTACGGCCCGAGAGCTGCGCGGCCCGCTTGGACATCAACGCCGCAGGCGTCGTGGGGCAGGTCGTCGAGTCGTTCACGGCCAAGTCCCCCGAGGGGGTAATCATCACCGTGTCGGCGGCTAAGTTGCCGGATGGGCCACCGCCGCCACCGGATGGCTTGGATTGCCGATACGCAACATTCAGCGCTCCGGGCAAAGCTGATGGGATCATCACCCCGGCCGAACTCCCCAATGTGCCCGGGGTGAAGATGCGTGCGGCGCACATCGTCACCAATTACGACGACGGCAGCGACCGGGTAGCAGACCAATACAGCTATATCGGCGCAGCCGACGATAAACATCAGGTGACCATGGCAGTCTTCGCGGGACCAGCCGCCCAGAACCTCCCTAAGATCGACACAGAAATGACCCGCCAGGTCTTCACGAAGGCAATCGAAGCGGTACGAGGATAGGTGATCATGCCCGGGGCACTGGATGAATTCCGTGCGTACATCCGCAACGACATCAGCGGATACACAACTGAACTCATCACGGTTGATCAGCTGGATGATGCTGAGCGAGCGAAACTGCCTGCGGCGTGGTTGGACATACTTCGGCACGACGAACACGAGACGGTCCAAGCCGCAATCCAGGCGTGGCAACGCTGCATGCCTGACAGGTTTCCTGAATTCCTGGCAGGCTTCGCGCAGAACGGGTTCGGCGTGTACCTCGCAAGGAGCACCCGTCCCGAGCCAGAAGCAGCCCACACGACTCTTGTGTACGCGTTCGACAACGCAGACCTGTATCCCCAAAGGTTTCATTATCGGCTCGGATTCCTGCCGAACACAGATGCCGAGCTACCGGAGTACTGGCCTAACATCCCGCCCGAACTCCGGGCCTTTTATCGCGAGCTACACGACGGCTTCCTCGACGAAATTGGCGCAGCCCCCGGTGGTCTAGAACGAGTCGCAAATTTCTGGCCCCTAGGAAACGAGGGACCAGACCCAGCCGACGTTATCTACGTCGCCAGGGACAGCACCGGAAACAAATACGAACTCCCAGAAGCACAATGGCCAGACCTCACGAAACTGATCCCCGTCTGCCGTAACCGCGGGCGCGCGCGAATCCTCATCGACATCAGTAGGCCCGCACCCGAGGCAGCATGGGAATGGTGGGACGGCGACCTCGAAGCTGTCCCAGCACTCTGGCCCGATCTAGACCTATGGTTGGTCCGACTATTCGACATCCGGAGCTGACGTCGCGTTTACCCCACTCCGTCCGGGTGACTGGCGTCGCTCGCGACCTCTTCTGGGGCCGTGTCTCGGGCAATGACTTTCCAGTACGTCAGGGCCGCTGAGGGGTCGGGAAGGTTCACCGGAAACAGCTTGGTGTCGCGGCGCGGCAACTCGGACTGCCCGGGGAGTTCGCGCATGGCTGTCAGCTGGGACCACTGGTACCCAATGCGGTTCCACCACGGGTACCTCGCTGGTCGGTCATTGACCGAGTTGGACACTTCGGAAGGTGTTGGTAATCCCTGCCGGTTGAGGATGTCCTTCACCCCGGGGCCTCTAGCCAACGAGTACGCCGCCTCGTATCTTTCAGCGGCCTTGCGAAGTGCAGTCAGGGCATCGTCCTGCCGGTCCCAGCTGACCTCGGCATACCAGACCTTCGCGTAGATGGCGTAGTACTGCGGCAGTACGTAGAAAGAGCGCTCCCGCACTATTTCCCGCGGGGCGCGCTCCATCGCTTCGTCGAGGACCTTGAGCAGGTTCTTGGTGATGACGAAGTCCTCGTAGGCGTCCATCGTGGACAGGTACACCTCTGACAGGTTCATAGTGACGACCCTAAACCGCAGAGCACCAACCGTGCTGGCTACTCGACAGTCCCCCGCCCGGCCGCCCGTGGCACGATTGCTGCATGACACTGGTATGGGATGCCGACCACCTACGTAGGGCTGTCGATGAGCTGCGCCACCTTGAGGACAGCGCGCGCCGCGAACCTAACCTGATCTTTTGGTCCGAGCTAAAGCGGATCGCTAAATCGGTTGGTGTCGACAGGAATGACCCAGTCACTCGACCGCTGGCCGAACTGATTGCCGAGAAGGAACAAACGCAGAAGGTCACCGGCGACATAGTGCGCCTGTTCGTGGACGTGGTGTGGCGCACCGCTCGGTTGGTCGAGGGATTGCAGGCTGACATCTATCACATGGCGCGGCCGGTCATTCACGATCAGCCCTACACGGGGTAGGCCCGACACACCCGTCTGACCTGCGTACGGGCATGCGCCCGTATCACGTGTTATACATATGTCGTTGGCACCGCTGTGCCTTGAACGCCCCCGGGCCTAACCCCGGGGGCGTTTCGTTTATCCGCTTCCCGCCCCTGCGCCGCGTCAACCCGGTACCGCTGATACTGCCGGTAAGCGCGCGACCCCAGGTTCGCCGCGTGCTCGGCGCCGGGGTCACCAGGTACGCCACCACATCGCCGCCCGGCCTGTCGGGCGGGTGGTATTCCGATTCCCAGGACGCCCCAACTCCTTGGGGGTGAGGGCGCGCTGCGCCGCGCTGGCGGGAAGCCCCAAGGCCGGTGCACCGGGCCGCCATTTGCCCTCGCGTGGAACAAGCTGGGCAGCTATCGCGTCACGGCCGAACGGGTAACTAGGCCCGGTGCACCCCCAAATACGTTGCTTATCAGGGAGATACACGCATGGATGATTCTTCGATCCTGCCCGGTCAACGTCCATCAAACACACTGATCGACCGGCTGCTGGACAAGCTGATTGACCGAGTACTCGACCGCGTATTCGCCCGAATCGGCGAGCTGGACGACAAGCTGCCCGTGATCGCCGACGCCGTTACCCGCGCAATCCTGGACCGCACTGGCCTCAACAAGCTCGACGAACTCGCAAAAACCATTGTGGCAGAGCTACTTTCACGCCTACGCGGTCTCCCGTCCATCCCCTTCAAGTCCCTCTTCCCCAACCTAGGAGACCCTGATGGCCGCACGCCTTGAGATCCGCTTCAACGACCGCGTCATCTACTTGCAGGACGTCGACGAATACACCATCGACACCACCGCGGAGGGCACGGTAACGCTGGCCGCCATCGAGTCCGGGCATCGCGCCGACCCCGCCACCCCGACCGGCACCGTCATGGACGGCGTCATCAGCCTCGACAACCTGCCGCCAGAGTCCGTCGTCATCGCGCCGGACGCCCACCTCAGCGATGTCACCAACCAGGACCCCGAGGTGCTGGAGACCGTGCACACCGGCGAGGCGTACACCACTACCGGCGGCGAGGACGACACCCCGGCGGCGGACACCGGTAAGGGCGCCAAGGGCAAGTGAGCGCTCTGCCAGAGTCGTTCACGGTCAGCTACGACACCTGGGCAGGTGTCACCGACCGCCAGACCGACCCGGACAACGAGCCTGACATCCGACCCGTCACCGGCACCATCCTGTTCCGGTACCGGGTGCCGTCCGGCTGGGCGTTCCGCGCCGCCGAGTACGACCCACGCCCCACAGACTTCGCGCTCGACACCTTCACCGCCCGTCTCGACGAGGGCCGGTTGAAGCAGCTGGATGGCACGGTCAACGTCAAGCTCATTGCCAACACCCCGCTCCTGGCGTGGGATCAACCGCTGTACATCGACATCAGCTTCTCCAACATCGTGTTCAACCGCGGTGACCGGTCATGGCGGAACTTCGCCATCGTCGCCCCCACCACCGGTGGTGGGACGGTCAACCTGACGACGGTGCAGCGGTACCCGTTCCTCACGCCGCAGCAGTACGAGGGTTGGTTCCAGAACCACCCGGCACCCGTTTGATGCGCGCCGGTGTCGTAGTCGCCCGTAGCCGTGAGGACGGCGAGCGGCTGGCCGACCTACTGGACCTGACGGGCTGGCAGATCATCACACCGGGACAGTCCAGCCAGGGGCGCCGCTGTAAGCCCGTGGTGATCACCACCGACCCCGACCTACTCACCCCGGACGTCGTGGACACCGTCGCAGGCATGGCGTACCCGGCGTCCCAGCCGCTGACCTTCTACACCCTGCTCCTCACACTGCCCACCCCCGCCGCACCGGCACCGCGCGCCCCGGAGGTGTGCAGGCACTGCGGCCAGCAGCCCTCCACGACCCCCTGCTGCGAGCAGTGATCGACGAGGCAGGTCTGACCATGACCTGCAACCTATGGCTCCAAGGAGACCCAGCCATGTTCCACAGCACCCCCGCCAGTCACGCCGACATCGAGCACCGGTTCAACTACCACCGACCCGATGCCGACCAGGTCACCTGCCACGAGACCATCCGTGGGAAGTGCCGGGACCTGGCGCACGACCTCGACTCGATCCTCCCGCCGGGCCGCGAGAAGTCCCTCGCGTTGACCAAGCTGGAGGAAGCGCTGATGTGGGGCAACGCAGCCATCGCCCGCGAGGTCCCACGGGAGCCGATCGCCAACGCCCACCAGCCCGTCATCCGGGACCACCACGCATGACCACCGCAGAGCAGGTCCACCAGGATGCCGTCGCTGGCCCGAAGGTCACCATAGTCACCGTCAGCGGCGACCGTCAGCACGGCAAGACGCACATCCTGCTCGACCTCGTCGCCGGTGAGCTTCGGCGCGGCCGGTTCGTGCTGTACGAGACGTCGGACTGGCCCGTGGCGCAGGAGCACCACCGCAACCTCGTCGACGTCCATCTCATGCCGGGTATCGACGTGCTGGAGCGGGTCTGCCGCAGTGCTAACGACCTGTCCGTCCGGCACCGTTCCGGCGGCCGGGTCCAGTTCCTGTCCATCGGACGGAGCCGCAGCGGTGCGCACTACCGGGCCGACACGTACGTGTTCGATGACGTCCCGGTGCCGCGGGAGCTGCTGTACGGGCCGCCCGCCCGCATCTACCACGCGCCGCGCGCCGATGATCGGCTGTTCTGGTGAGCAACCAGCGCACGATCCGCGCCGTTATCCCGGTCCTGCCTGACATGGACATGGACCAGGTGCTCTGGCACACCCGCGAGTCGATTGAGACCACCGCGGCGGCCGACGGCCTCACCGTCGTCGCGGTCACGTCGGCCGTGATACCGGTCGACGCCCTGCCGAAGGACCCCAACACCGGGGTGCCGCTCGCAGCCGCCAACCTTGACCGGCCACTCGCCGAGTACACGTTCTGCGAGTTCGTAGCGACCGTGGAGCGACCCGAGGCTGACACCAGTAACCCCCCATGCGGCTACTGCGGACACCCCTCCCACGCCGACGGCAAGTGCGAGCATCCTGCCCCGAACTGGTTGGGCGGCCCTGACGCCCTGTGCACCAGCTGCCCCGGTGACTCCGACGTCCGCGGCCACAAGCCCGTGGGTCTCCACTGATGACCGGCCAGCGCATCGGATATGTCGACATGATCACCGGCGTCGTCTACATCGACCACGTGAGCGGCGAGAAGTATTCAGGGGTCCATGCCTTCGGCGGACTTACACCTGACTTAGAACCACCCGCCTGTCCGTCGCGCCGGTCACCGGACCCCCTCGCCCGTGCCCTCGCGCTCATCACCGACGCTCACGACACGGTCCGCTATCTGACCGCGCCCCGCTGGAAGCGACCACTGCTGCGCCTGTTGCGCTGGCTCCGCTGATGGCCGACAACGTCATCCAACTCAACCCGCCGACCACCACCAACCACCGCTGCATCAAATGCGGTAGCGAGTGGTTCCGGCTGGACGGCACCCTGGCCGGACCCGGCGCACCCGCCCACGGCGCCGTGGTCCTGGCCGCGGACGACCGCATCCGCATCACCGGCTACTGCGGCACACCCCGCTGCCTGGAGTGCGGCCACCTGGTGGCGGTCTAGTGCTGTACGTGGTGACTGGCCCGCCTGCCGCAGGCAAGTCCACGTGGGTACAGGCCAACGCCCAGCCCGGCGACATCACCATCGACTACGACGCCATCGCCAACGTCCTCACCCCGCCCCACGGTGACCCCCACACCCACCCCGAGCACGTGAAGGCCGTAACGAAGGCAGCCCGGCAGGCAGCCATAGACGCCGCCGTACTACTGATCGCCACAACCGACGTGTACGTCATCCACTCCACCCCCAGCGACGCCCTGCTCACCAAGTACCGCGCACTGGGCGCAGAGGTCGTCACCATCAACCCCGGCAAGGACGTAGTACTCGCCCGCGCCCAGCAGCAGCGGCCTCACAACATCCAGCAGGCAGCACGCCACTGGTACGAGACCCACGACGAAGCGCCCACCACACCCGTGGACCCCGCCGACGTACCCGGACTGGACGCAGACGGACGCCCACGCTCCCGCGCCTACCGCAAGCTCGTCGCCGACTTCCGCACAGCCTGCGCCCACCACACCAACGACGACGGCACCACCGGCGCACCCTGCTGGATCTGCCACCGCCCCATCGACTACACCATCACCGACCCCTACCACCCCGACGTCTTCAACGCCGACCACGCCGCACCCGTCAAGGAACGCCCCGAGCTGGCCATGGACATCAACAACCTCCGGCCCTCCCACCGCGACTGCAACCTCAAACGCGGCACCGACGACGCCCACATCGACATCGGTTTGCCCTCAGAGCAGTGGTGACGCTGAAACGCCCTGTACGCCCCCCGTGCCACAGAGGACCGATGACACCCGGCACCTCACAAATGGCCGTCTCAGGGCCAACCAGAGGGGTAAGGGGCCTCCGAAACTTCAAACGCCCAGCCGAGGCCCATGCCGCCCGGCTTGTGTCCTCCCCCCCCGACGAAAGTTGACGGAATCCACATGGCCATGACCCCCGAGGACCTGGTCGTCCGAGTGTTTGCGGTAACCGACCTGAGGACTTTCGCCGGCAATCCGCGCCGGGGCCAGGTCGATGCCATCGTCCAGTCGCTGTCCCGTCATGGCCAGTACCGGCCCATTGTCGTCAACGCGGGCACTAAGACAGGTCGCCCCATGGAGGTGCTGGCGGGCAACCACACCCTCCTGGCGGCCCGCAAGCTGGGCTGGGACACCATCAGCGCCACGTTGCTGGACGTGTCCGAGCAGCAGGCCAAGGCCATCGTCGCGGCCGACAACCGTTTGTCCGACCTCGGTGACTACGACACCGCAGAACTGCTGGCGCTCCTGGAGGGCTTGGACGAGCTGGACGGCACCGGATACTCGGCGGCCGACCTGGAGGAGTTGGCGGCCGAGTTGAACCCGGGCGAGGGGGACGCCGAGGGCGCCAAGGCGACGCTGGCCGAGCGGTTCGGTGTGCCGCCGCTGTCGGTGCTGGACGCACGGCAGGGTCCGTGGCGCGACCGGGGCCGGGCATGGAAGGCGTTAGGCATCGCCTCGGTCGAGGGCCGCGCGGTCGCCGGACAGATGGCCTACCAGGCAGCGCAGACGGTCTACAAGAACTGGTACCAGGTCAAGAACACCGCCGAGGCGAAGCTAGGCCGGACCCTGGCCGACGACGAGATCATCGAGCGGTACGGCGACCAGCTCAAGCAGTACGAGGGCGGCCACGTCTCGGTGTTCGACCCCGTGCTGGCGGAGCTGCTGGTGACCTGGTTCTCCCCACCTGGCGCCGCGGTGGTCGATCCGTGGGCCGGTGGCAGCGTCCGCGGCATCGTGTCATCCGCAATCGGCCGCCGGTACCGCGGCATAGACCTGTCCGCAGACCAGATCGCAGAGAACGACGAGCAGTGGGCGGCGGTTGAGCCGAACCTGTACAACCCCGGCCCGAGGCCGGAATGGGTGCAGGGCGACTCCCGGGAGCTGCTCAAGACCTTCGACGCTGACTCCTTCGACATGATGATCGGCTGCCCTCCGTACTACGACCTGGAGCAGTACTCCAAGGACCCGGCGGACCTATCCGCCATGTCGACGGCCGAATTCGACCAGGCGTTCATCGAGACCATCGGGGAGGTGGCGCGCGTGCTCATCGATGACTCATTCGCCTGCCTGGTCGTCGGGTCCGTGCGCGACAAGCGCGGAGACCTGCGGGACATGCGGGCACTCGTGCAGCGCGCCGCCACAGAGGCCGGTATGAAGCTGGCCAACGACGCTGTGCTCGTGCAGGCAGTCGGCTCCAACCGGTTCACTGCCGCCAAGCAGTTCACGCAGGGCCGCTCACTGGGACGCACCCACCAGGACATCCTCGTGCTGGTGAAGGGCGACCGGAAGCGGGCTGCCCGCCGGTGCGGTGAGGTCCAGATGGTCATCGACCCTCCGGCAGATGAGGACGGCAGCGACTAGTGCGCGCCGCCGAACGCCTGGAGCGGGACATGAAGGCGGTGCGGCTGTTCATCGCCGGTAAGTCCTTCCGCGCCATCCAGGAGGCGTGCGGCTACAACACCCTGGCCGCCTGCCACAAGGCGGTACGCCGCGAGATGGCGAAGTCAGAACGGCGCGACCTGCTCCGCGACAAGGCATTCGACGTCTACCTAGAGCGGCTGGAGGCACTGTGGGCCGCCCACTACCCACGGGCGGTCGCCGGGGACACCCGATCTGCTGAACACTGCCGCCGCGTCGCCCAGCAGGAGGCCCGGCTATTCGGGCTTGAGCCAGCGGCCGGGAGCCGGGTCGGCGGAGACCCGCCCGACCCTGACGGAAACGAAGACGATGAGAGCACCGAGGGCAGCGGCGATGCCACCGGTGACAACGTGAGTGACCTCGACGAGTGGCGTTCTCGACAGAACGCTTAGGGGACACACGGTCCCCAGGCTGTTCACTCCACCCCTAGCTGATCACTGCGACCCCGACCTACCCGAGACCTGCGAATGCGGGTGTGGCCTAAACCCCGCTACCTCGTGGGGCTTTGGCTGCATCGACTTTCTCGAAAACGTCGTCAACTGGGAACTTCTGCCGTACCAGAAGTGGCTCTACATCCACGCCCTGGAGAAGGGCGCCAACGGAACCGGATTCAGGTTCCGCACCGTCTGCATTTTGATCGCCCGCCAGAACGGCAAAACCCAGTGGCTGCGCGGCCTCGGCCTCTGGCGCCTGTACCTCAACAAGACCGGCCGCCCGCTGGTCGGGAAGCCACCGGCGGCGAAAACGGTGCTGATCGCTGCGCAGGGCCTGGAGTACGCCGAGGCGACGCTGGGCGAAGTCGTCATCAACGTCGACGAATGCCCAGCTCTCAAGCGGGAATTCGTCAAGCACGTACAGACGAACGGCAAGCACCGCATGCTGCTGACTGGCCGCCGGTCATGGCGCGCGGTCGCCGCAAACCGCAAGGGCGGCCGTTCCTTCTCCGTCGATCTGGCGCAGCTGGACGAGCTGCGCGAGCACCACGACTGGCTGGCCTGGGATGCCATCGTCCCAACAACTACTGCCCGGCCAAACAGCCAAGTTGTCTGCGCATCCAACGCCGGTGACAAGCGCTCCATGGTGCTTCGTTCTGTCCGGCAGGGCTGCCTAGAGGACATCTACCGGCGGGACACCGACGGCACCAGCACCGGCCTATTCGAGTGGTCGGCGCCGGACGACGCCGAGCCGAGTAACCGATCGGTGTGGCCCATGGCCAACCCTGCCCTCGGCTGGCTGCCGGGCCACGACGAGGAGTCACTGGCCGCCAAATACGAGGCGAAGCGCGGCGACATCGCCGGATTCAAGACCGAGCACCTATGCCAATGGGTCGACACCTTGTTGCCCGGAATCATCGAGCCCGAGCACTGGGCGGAAACGATGGACCCGGACTCACGCAGGGCTGAGGGGGCGCCTGTGTGGGCTGCCGTAGACGTCAACTTCCAACGCTCCCGCGCATATATCGCCATAGCGGCGCGCCGCGCGGACGGCCTTCTACACGTCGAGGTCGTGAAGGCCGGACGCGGAACCGACTGGATCATCCCGTGGTTCACCGACTCCACACGCGCCGGAAAGTTCGTCGCAGTGGCTGTACAGGTCCGCGGTGCGCCAGCCTCCGGGCTGATCGAGGGCATGGAAAAGGCCCAAATCCCGGTGCTGGAGTGGGGCGGCCCGGACCTCGCGAAGGCGTGCGGCGACTTCTACGACGGCCTCGTGCAACGCGGCATCAAGCACCGGCCCCAGGCAGCACTAGATACCGCCGCCGCATCCGCCGCAGCGAAATCACTAGGCGACGCATGGGTATTCGACCGCAAGGGAAGCCCAGTCGACGCCTCTCCGCTGGTTGCCTGCGCCGCGGCGGCGTGGGCCGAATCCAAGGGGATACCGGAGCCAGACCCGGTACCTGAAATCCATGAATGGCCAGACGACGACGAGATCGCACGATGGGAACGAGGGGAGTTTGAGTGATCAGGTTTGCCGTAGCAACGCTCGTTGAGCTGCTAGGAATCTTCGCGATTGTCGCTGGCGTGTGGGTAATTTACCCCCCAGCAGGGCTAATTGTCACCGGAATAGGTTGTGTAGCAATAGGTTTAGCAATAGACCCGCCTCCTAGCCGTGAGCGGCGGACTGAGCAGTGAGCTTCCTGTCCCGCATCTTCACCGGCGCACCCGCGGTGGAGGAGCGGGCCATCACCAGCTCGTCATTTGTGCCCACCCCGGCCGAGGACGCCGCTATGAACGGCATGTACGGGTACGGGTCCATGACGCCGACGGGCACCCGCGAGATGCAGGTCGCCGCCTTCTCCGCCTGCGTAACGCTTCTCGCCGACACCATCGCCGCGCTGCCGCTTGTCGCATACCGACGCCAGGGCAAGACCAAGGTGGCCCTCGACCCCCAGCCCGTCATCGTCCAACAGCCTTATGTAGAAAACACTATCTTCGACTGGGTCTGGATGCTGGTTGAAGCGCTGGCTGTAACTGGAAACGGCTACGGCTACATAACATCCCGCGGACCAGACGACCGGCCACGTGGCATCATGCCCGTCCACCCCGACTGCATCACAGTGGAGATGCCCGACAAGGACCGGTGGCCCAACCCCAACTATTACGTTGAGGGCAGCAAGGTCGACCGCTCCGACATCCTCCATATCAAGCGATACCCCATCGCCGGAGCGGCACTCGGACTGTCCCCCGTACAACGCGCAGCAGCAGCCGTCGGCATCGCCCTTGCCGCAGAACGATACGGCCTCAACTACTTCCGCGACTCAGCCAACCCCAGCTCTGTCCTTGAAACAGACCTCGTCCTAGACGCCACGGCAACCAAGAATCTGCAACAGCAATGGATCGCCAGCCATGGCGGCCGTCGCCGCCCCGCGATCCTGTCCGGCGGGGTGAAGTGGCGTCCAATCGCCATATCGCCCAACGAGTCCCAGTTCCTGGAGACGCGCAAGTACCAGCGCGGCGAGATCGCGATGCTGTTCCGTATCCCGCCCCACATGATCGGCGACACCGAGAAGACGACCTCATGGGGTACCGGCATCGAGCAGCAGTCCACCGGCTTCGTCCGGTACACCCTGCGCCCCTGGCTCACCTGCATTGAGCAGCAACTGTCCACACTGCTTCCGCGCGGCGTCTTCGTGAAGTTCGACGTCAACGACCTGCTCCGCGGCGACATCAAGTCCCTATGGACTTCCTACAAGGCCGGTCGCGACGCCGGTGTCTACAGCGTCAACGACATCCGCGAACGCGAGGACATGGAACCCGTGGAGGGCGGTGACATCCGGCTGCAACCCACCAACATGGCGCCCCTCGGCTGGACGCCCCCGGACCCACCCGGGACGTCCGAGGCAGAGCCAGAGCCAGAGGACGACGAGACCCCCGAAGAAGAACCGGCCGACGAACCCGACGAGGACGAAGAAGGCACGGGACAGGAGGACCAATGACCACCAACACCATTCGCGCCGACCGCGACAACCGCAAGGACGTCTGGGAGCACCGCCGGACATCCTCGTTCGAAGTCCGCGAGGACAGCGACACCATCACCCTCACCGGGTACGCGTCGACGTTCGAGCCGTACGAGATGTACGGCGGCCCCGACGCTGGCGGCTGGATCGAGCAGCTGGACAGGGCCGCTTTCACCAACACCCTCCGTGAGAAGCCGGACCTACACCTGCTGATCAACCACGAGGGCATGCCGCTTGCGCGCACCAAGTCCGACACCCTCCAGCTGGGCGTCGACCGGCACGGCCTCAAGGTCAGTGCCCAGCTCGACCGGTCCGACCCCGACGTACAACGGCTGGAGCCGAAGATGCGGCGCGGGGACATGGACGAGATGTCCTTCGCGTTCCGCGTGAAGGGCCAGAAGTGGGAGTGCACCGAGGAATTCCCGGAGGACAACTACGCCCTCCGCACCATCACTGAGGTCTCGCTGCACAAGGGAGATGTGTCTGTGGTCAACTTCGGCGCCAACCCCACCACCAGCGCCGAACTCAAGTCAGTCGACCAGGCCCTCGCGTTCCTCGCCGACTGCGACCCCGGCGCGCTCGCTGAAATCCGTTCCGATGGTGAACTTCTCCGCCGAGCGCGCGCCGTCTTGAACTCCCTCGGCAGCATCGACAAGGTTGCCGCGGTGCAGGCGGCCCATACCACTGCCCGCGCCGCCGCAGACGCTGCGTCTGCCGCAGCCCAGCTCATGCAATCTCGGTCCGAGGACGACGCCCCCAAGGGCATGTCGCTGCGAGAGGCCATGGCCCGCCAGGGCTTTGCGTCTGAGGACGGCTCCGTGCTGTCCCTCAACGACGCGCTCGCAGTCATCGACCGGTAACACCCGGCGCCAGTAGGCGCCCCACAAATTCCACCCGACGCATCAACCGCAAGGCCCCCGGCACCCCGGGGGCCTTTTTCGTGCGCCGGGTCGAACGGCCTGCCCCTGCTCGGGGCCGCCGGTGCCCAGCTCGGGCCGCCCACCAAATCGAAACGCCCACAAGGGCATACACGAAAGGAACGAACCTCAATGACTGAGTCTGTTGAGGAAGCACGCATCAAGCGGCTGGGTTCGCTGCGTGCCACGGCCGAGTCCGAGCTGGAGACCCTCGTGGCACAGCGGACGGCCATCACCGAAATCGTCAAGGAAGAGGCCCGTGAGGACCTCACCCCTGAGGAAGACGTCGATTTCCGCGCGAAGTCGGCCGCGATCAAGGCGAAGCAGGGTGAGATCGCGGGCTACAACGAGCGCATCCAGGAGCTGTCCGACGAGATCGAGCGGTCCGGGAAGCTGAACGACGAGGCCGCCAAGGTCCGTCGCGCACAGGCCCGGGTCGAGTCGGTCAAGGAAGCAGCCGCCTACGCCAAGGGCAACGGCCGGTCCTACCTCCAGGACCTCATGCGGGTCCAGCGGAACATGGACCCCAACGGCAAGAGCCTGGAACGGCTCCAGCGTCACGCCCAGGACGTCGCCAGCGACTCCGAGTACCGCGACCTGGACCGTACCGACGGCAACGGCGGCTACTTCGTGCCCCCGGCCTGGCTGGTCAACCAGTACGTGCCCCTGGCGCGCGCTGGCCGCGCCTACGCCAACCTGGTCACCTCCCAGCCGCTGCCGTCTGGCACCGACAGCATCAACATCCCCAAGGTCACCGCGGGGACCGCGACTGCTGTCCAGACGGCCGATAACGCGGCCGTCGCCGAGCAGGACCTCGACGACAACTTCATCGAGGCCAAGGTGCGGACCGTCGCCGGTCAGCAGGACGTCGCTATCCAGCTCCTGGATCAGTCGCCCGTCAACTTCGACGAGGTCGTCTTCCAGGATCTGATCGCGGACTTCGGCACCAAGCTGGACCTCCAGGTCCTTGCAGGTTCCGGGGCCAGTGGCCAGGTGCTGGGTGTCCACGGCACCCCGGGCATCGGAACCATCGCCATTACCGCGCTGACGGTGGCCTCGTTCTACGCGGCCATCGCCGACGCTATCCAGCGGGTACACACCAGCCGGTTCCTGCCCCCGACGCACATCGTGATGCACCCCCGCCGTTGGGGCTGGCTCACCGCGTCGCTGGACGGCGACCAGCGCCCGCTCGTTCTGCCTGCGGCCAACGCGCCGCAGAACGCCCTCGCCACCTTGGACGCCGTCGCGTCCCAGCAGGTGGTCGGCCAGCTCCAGGGCCTGCCGGTGGTGACCGACCCCAACATCGGCACCGCGTACGGCACGGGCACCAACGAGGACGTTGTGTACGTGCAGCGCTCCGCGGACCTGCTGCTGTTCGAGTCGGGTATCCGTACCCGCACCCTGCCGGAGCCGGGCGCGAAGAACCTGACGGTGTGCCTCCAGGTGTACGGCTACCTGGCCTTCACCGCCGGGCGCTACCCGCAGTCCGTGGTCGAGATCGGCGGACTGACCCCGCCCGCTTTCTGACCCACCGCTAGGCCACCCACCGTCCCGTAACCCGGGGCGGTGGGTGCGCCCAGCACCCCGGCACGACAACAACAGAGGAGCTGAAATCCCATGGCAGTACAGAAGCGCGACGCCGTCGCGGACACCGTCGCGGCACTGGAGACCAAGCGCGAGCTGCTGGCGTCCCTCGGCGAAGACACCTCCGCCATCGACGCCAAGCTCGCCGAGTGGCGCGCCGACGATGACGTCGTCGTTGATATCACCCCGCCGGTCGAGAACAAGGTCGCCCCCGCGGCGCCTGAGAAGGCAACCCCGCCCGCATCAGAGAACGCCTCCGTCAAGCCTGGCAAGGCCGCGCCCACCAAGGCAACCGCCGCCAAGTCAGAACCCGCACCGGCACAGGCGAAGACCGAGGAGACCAAGGCCGCTAATGGCGGACCTGGTAACGACAACTGACCTCGGCAAGTTCGAGGCCGGTGACCCGCAGTGGTTCCTCGACACCGCTGAATCGGCGGTGCGGGACTACTGCGACTGGCACATCGCACCGTCGCGGCGCGAGGTCGACCGCCGATGCGAGATAGGGGAGCGCGGCATCATCATGCTGCACTCCCTGCACGTCACCGATGTCGAGTCCGTGAAGGTCGACGGCCAGGTGCTCGAACCAGACGAATACGACTGGGACGAAGCGGGATTCATCACCCGAACCCGCACCACCTGGCCGCGCGGCCGGTACTGGCCAGTGTTCGGGCTGCCCTCACCGCGCTACGCCTACGTCACCTTCACTCACGGCTACCCGGAGGTACCGCTGGCCGTGAAGGCGGTGATCCTGGAGTTGGCGTCCAGCGGCATCGAGCTGCCGTCATCGGTAGCCACCGAGGCCACAGGTGGCCCGTTCCGCATCAAATTCAAGGGCACGGCGGGCCTGTCACTCAACAACGACCACCGGTCCCGGCTGGCGGACTACCGCATCCAGGCTATCGCGTGAGCATCATCCCTGAGCCATACGACATCGCGCACTACCCGTACAGCGCGACAGCGGGAAAGAACTCACACGGCAACACCATTGGTGGCGTGGCGCAGACCCCGACAACCCGGCGGGCAATGGCCTTCTACCCCCGCGGTGAACGCGCCGCCGACAGAGTCGAGCCGGTAGCCCCGGAGTACGTGGCCCGGCACATCGCCGAGTTGACGATGCTGGTGAAGGACCCAACCGTCTACAAAACCCAGGACCAGGTCGACATCCACGGCGCCCGCTTCGATGTCGTCGGTATGGGAGCTGACGGTGACTGGCGCAACGGGCCATGGCGGAAGTACTCGCGGATGTTCGGCGGGGAAATCTCTCTCAAGCGGGTCGGCTAGTGGCCGTACGCATCAAGTACAACATGGCAGGGTTCCGCAAGATCCGACACGCATACGGGGAGTACGTCGAGCAGATCGCCCGCCAGGCCGCCGAGGGCCTGCCCGACGGCTACGACATTGTCGTGCAACGTGATCCAAACACGCAGCGTCCACGCATCTTCATCGTCGCCGCATCCTATGCAGCCCGCCGCGACGACGCCGCCAACTCACGGCTCCTCAAACTGATCGCCGGATTACGGGGCCGCTGATGCCCGCCCTATACCCGGCCATGCTGCCCGCCGACATGGTGGCCCTTGCCGTCACCTACCTGACACCCCAACCCGCCCTGACGGTTCCGATCGGCTCCAAACTGCCGCCCACCCGCACAGACACCACGCTGCCCGACGGATTCCTGCGAGTCGAGTTCGGCGGCGGCTCCCGAGCCAACCTCCTCGAATGGGACCTCGACCTCATCCTGTTCGGCTATCACCCCGATGAGGTGGAAGCGTCGACTATCTCGCGGACCGCGACAGCACTCATGGACGCCGCAACCGGCCTCACCATCGACACCTGGTACGTCGTCTGGGCGCGCGCCACGAGCCTGACACACGAGTCGAAGGACCCGAACGTGGCGACACCCCGGTACCGGTCGATGGTCACCTGGCGCGTCCAGGGCCAACCCATCGGCTCACCCATCACCCCATAACTCACCGCCCCCGCGCGGGAGATCAGGCCGTCCCGTCCGGGGCGGCCTTTCGCATATCACGAGAGGAAAGCCCCGCATGGCTCTCAACAATGTGCTGGAGCTGGCCGCCCCGTCCCCGCGGGTCACCGGCGGCGTCCTGCGTGCACCGGTCGGCACGACCCTGCCGACCACCGCTGTCGGTGCCCCCGCCGTGGCCTTCAACAACCTTGGCCACGTTGGCAAGGACGGCCTGGAACGCACCGAGGACCGGTCGAACCAGGAGGAGTACAACTGGGGTGGCGACCTAGTCGCGGTGCTCCAGGAAAAGTACGGCCTGGAAATCAAGTTCAAGCTGCTCCAGGTCAACAACGTCGACGTGCAGAAGGCCGTGCACGGTGCATCCAACGTCACCGTCACCCCGGCCAGCACCACGTCCGGCACGGAGATCAAGGCCGAACTGAACGCCAAGCTCCTGGACACGGGCGCTTGGGTTTTCGACGGCTTCTACAACCTGATCTCCATGCGCCTGGTCATCCCGATCGGTCGTATCACCGCCGTCGCGCCCATCAAGTGGACGCATTCGGAACTGGCGGCCTACGAGTGCACGCTCAAGCCGTTCCCCGACGCCGACGGTAACCACGGTTACCAGTACTGGAACGACGGCGTGGTGACGATTTGAGCACCACCACCGCGCGCAAGGCATCGCCCCGCAAGGCGGGCGCGAAGAAGGCAACCGCACCAGCGGCAGCCGACGCACCGGTGGACGAGACGAAGGAGGCCCCCGCTCCGGCGGGGGCACCTTCTCCGTACCCCGACGGAACGGCCCTGTTCGAATTCACGACCAGCAGCGGGTATGTCGTCCAGTTTCCGAAGTACTCGGAGATCACGCCGCCTACCCGCCAATTCTGGTGGGCGCTATACCAACTGGACGAGACCTTCCAGGCGTTCGAGTGGATGGACTGGGCAGGAGTGCCCAAGGAAATCCAGCTCCGCGTCGTCGGCCTCGACGATGACGAATACAAGGCTGTCTTCGACGCCTGGTTCGCCGACTCGAAACTGACCGCGGGGGAATAGGTGCGCTCACCCGGGCCATCGGCCAGCACTGGCACGCGGTCGAGCGCGACCTCATATCGCTAGACAAGGACTCCGACTTCGACGACCGGCGGCTGCCTGTTGCCAAGCTCGGGTCCATCGTGCTGGCCGCACCCCCCGGCACCGCGGTCTACCACGCCATCCACGGCGGGTGGACCCGGGAGTCTCACCTGCTAGCTGCCCAGATGGAGCAGCACGCGGGCCTGGTCACCATGCCCCAGCGCATTGCCCGTGAGGGCGTAGACCCCAACGCCCCTGTGCCGCAACCTGAGCGGCCGGTGGGACCACCGCCGCCAGGGCTACTGACCTGCGACGAGATGCCACTTGAGGAATTCGAGCGGCTACGCGCTGCCAACTACGCGCTGGGCGAGTCGCCCGGCCGCGTCATCGGAATGAAGAAAGGAGTAACCGGTTGAGTCCAGCAGTCGCCGCCGTTGAACTGGCGCAAGTATGGGTGCCACTCATGCCCGAGGCGTCCGGCCTCGCCGCGGGCGTTGAACGCATCGGCCGCGACGCGGAACGCCGTTTCGGGCGTGCCACACGCACTATGGGCGCCGACATGGCCCGCAACCTTGCCGCCAGCGGCAAGTCGGCGGTCGACGCACTCCGCCAGGTCGAACGTGCGGAGAAGGCACTCGCGACTGCGAAGAAGGCGGACGCGGACGCCACCGGCCGCCTCTCTGTCGCCCAGACACGACTCAACGAACTCAACGAGAAGGGCAGGGCCACAGCCACTCAGCGGGCCACAGCTGAGGAAGGAGTGGCGCGGGCGCGGCGCGCGCAGGAGCTGTCGACACAGAATCTGACCCGCGCCACCCGGGACCTGGAGCGTGCGCAGAAGGCGCAGTCGCAGGCGTCCAGTCAGGTCAAGATGCCGTTCGGTGCCGGGCTCATCATGCGGGCCGAGGCGTACGGGTCGGACTCCGGCGCCCGCTTCGCGCAGGGCTTCCAGCGCGCCCTCAACACCGGCGCCGCACTGGCAGCAGGCGGCGGGTTCATTGCCGCCATCAAAAGTGTTGTAGACACGGGCCTTTCGTTCGACTCGGCGCTCAACACCATGCAGGGCGTCACCCGCGCACTACCTGAACAGATGGCCGCCGTATCGCGGCGCGCCCGCGAGCTGGGCGCCGACACCCAGCTCGCCGGGGTATCAGCCTCCGACGCAGCCCAGGCGATGACCGAACTCGCCAAGGGCGGCTTCGACGTCGACCAGTCCATGTCCGCGGCCCGCGGCACCCTGCAATTAGCAACCGCCGCACAGGTATCCGCAGCAGAGGCGGCCAAGATTCAGGCCAACGCCCTCCACGCCTTCGGAATGGACGCCAACCAGGCGGCCAATATGGCCGACATGTTGGCCAACGTCGCCAACGCATCCACCGGCGACATCGGCGACTTCGCCCTCGGCCTCCAACAGGCCGGTGCCGTCGCCCACGGCTTCGGCCTGACCGCCCAGGACACCATCACTGCCCTCGGACTTCTGGCCAACGCCGGTATCCGCGGCTCCGATGCAGGCACCCTCATCAAGACCTCGCTCCAGGCCATCACTGACCAGGGCAACCCCGCACAGGGCGCCATCGAAAGCCTGGGACTGACCCTGTACGACACCACCGGCAAATTCGTCGGCTACCGCTCCATGCTGGAACAGGTTGCCGCAGCGTCAAAGAGGATGACCGAAGAGGAGTTCCAGGCCGACACCAACATCCTATTCGGCTCCGACGCCATGCGTGCGGCCATGGTCGCAGCCGGTGGCGGCGTCCAGATGTTCGACGAGATGTTCCGGGCCGTCGGCCGCGCCGGTGGTGCCAGCGAGATGGCCGCCGCCCAGATGCAGGGCCTACCGGGGGTCGTCGAAGGGCTCAAGAACACCGCCGAGAGCGCGAAACTTGCTCTATACGATCTCGTTTCGCCGTCCTTGCAGTCGGCCGGTAGGGGGATGACCGGCTGGCTGGACAAGGCCGCCGACGCGATGCGGGACCTCAGGACCGGCGGTGGCGGCAGCGGTACCGCGGTCGACCAGATCCGGCAGGGCTGGCGCGACATCTCCAGCGCTGCCAAGGACCTGGCCCCCTCTCTCGCTGCTGCGTCCAAGGCCATCGCAATGGGCGCCGGAGCAACTGCCGTAGCAGGCTGGCGTGCACTAGGTTTCGCCATGCAGGCGCTGGAGCCACCGCTGAAACTGGTAGCCGATATCCTCGGCAACAACCAATGGCTCACCACCGGCCTCGTCGCAGTCCTCACCGCCCTCTACCTCAAGTCCAAGCTGACCGGCCCTGCTCTACAGGTTGCCGCCAAGGCCACCCAGGCATGGGGCACCGCCTTCGCGGGATGGCGTACCCCCGCTGCGCAGGCACAGCAGGCCATGGAGAACGCGACACGCGCTGCTGGCGAATCGACACGCGCACAACGCGGATGGGTCACACAGATGCGGGACAGTTATAACCAAGCTGCCGACCGCTCCCTGTTCTTCTCCCGCACCGCAGGAACCGCCGGGGCGGCCATGACCGGCATGAAGCTCGCCGGGTCCGGGGTCCTGTCCATGCTCGGCGGCCCGTGGGGTGTTGCCGCCGCCGGTGTCGGCATCGCTATGGGCATGATCGCCGACGCCCACCAGAAGGCCGCGCAGAAGGCGCAGGAGCAGAAGCAGGCCGAAGAGGAATTGCGCGCCACCCTGGACCAGGACACCGGTCGTGTCACCGACGAAACCCGTAGGAAGGCCGCCGAGCGGTTCGGCAAGGAAGACCCCTACAAGACCACCGACATCGGGCGCGCCAAGGGCCTAGGCATCGACCCAAACATGTTGGTAGACGCCGCAACTGGAACAGGAAACGCGCAGGCGTACGACATCATCAAAAAGCTGGCGCTAGACAAGGGCGTGCGGGAGGGCCTGGACAAGGTCTCTATCACCGGATCAGGCGGCACGAAGCTGGACTGGAAGGTCATCCAGCAGCAATACCAGGCCATGGGGGTGTCATCCGACGAGCTGTACAACGCGCTCCTCAAGGAGGGCAACGGCTGGGACACCGTCAACGAGAAGATCGCAAAATACCGCACGGCCAACCCCGGTGACCAAAATCTCGTTGGACTGCAACAGATTATCGACGCAATGCCGGACGCCAATGAGTCGCTTATCACGCTAACTCAGAACGTCAACGAGCAGCGACGCGAGACGGACAAGGGCGCACAGTCATTGCGCGACATGGCACAGGCCCAGTACGGATTGTGGAAGCCGACTGAGGAAGGCGCCGCCCGTTTCAAGGAACTCGGCGCCGCCATCGTGTCGGTGCCCAACAACAAGTCGATAGACCTCAAGGTCGACCCGGCGAAGTACGACGAGACGAAGAAGAAACTCGAAGAACTCGGGTACACCGTCACGCAGCTGCCCGGCGGAATCGTCAAGGTCACCGCCGCAACCGATGAGGCGCAAAAGCGTTTCAACGACCTGGTGTACAAGGTCAATAACACGACCGCCACCCTTCCCATCGACCTCAAACTGGCCAACTCGCTCGGCGCGATTTTGCCGCCCGGATTGCAGGGCGTATTCAGTGCAGCCACCCTGGCCGGGCAGGTTCCCGGCCGCGCCTCCGGTGGACATGTCGACAGCCGCGGCGTCATCAGCGGCCCTGGGACGGGCACCAGCGACTCCATCCTCGCCCGCGTAATAGGCGGTGGTGCTGGGGGCTTCATCAAGGTATCCAACCGGGAGTCGATCAACACCGCGCAGTCCACGCGCGACAACATGCCGCTCATCAACGCCATGAACCGCGGCTGGGTACCGTCCGCCAACTTCCTGCGAATCCTCACCGGCATACCCGGATACGCGGGCGGAGGCCCCATCTCAATCGAGGACGCAGCCAACGACATGGCGGGCGCGCCCTACGTACGCGGCGGCCACGGCCCATCAGGTACCGACTGCTCCGGCGCCGCATCCGTCCTTGTCAACGCCGCCGTCGGCCAGCCCCTGTACGGCGAGCGGATGGCGACCGGGAACGCAGCCGATTGGCTCGCGGCACGCGGCGCCATCATGGGCCGCGGACCAGCAGGCACCCTCCGCGTCGGATGGAAGAACGGCGGCCCCGGCGGCGGCCACATGGCCGTCACGCTGCCCGACGGCCGTAACGCTGAATCCGGTGGCAGCGTAGGCAAGTTCACCGTAGGCGCGGGCGCCGCGGGCGCCGACGACCCCCAGTTCACCAACCAGGCGTACATCCCCATGAACGCCATGTACCCCGACGGCTGGCCCAGCGGCGCAGCAGGCGGCGGCTACAGCATGTACGGCTCCGGCAGCGGAGGAGGCGGGGCAGGCGGATATGGCGGTGGGGGAAGCGGTGGGGGCGGCGCATCCCCCGCGCAGCGCCGCCAACTGCGCGACGCGGAGCAGAAGGTCCAGGACAAGCAGTTCGACATCGAACAGGCACAGCGGAAGCTCGACGAACTCCAGGGCAAGAAGAACCTCAAGCCGTCCGAGCAGGCAGCCGCCGAGGAGCGGCTATCCCGGGCGCAGCGCGAGCACAAGGACGCATTGGACGACCTGTCCACGAAGCAAGAACAGGTCAACGACGCCGACGCCCGGGGCCGCGATGGACGCAACGGCCAGCAGCCGGGCAGCGGCCCCGACGGCAAGAGCTTCGCCAAGGACATGATGTCCGGCGCCATGGAGATGCTCGGCCTCGACGGCTCCATCTTCTCCAACCCCATGGACTGGGGAATCTTCAAGCTGTTCACCGGAGGCGCCAACGCCATCGGCGGAATGCTCAAGAACGCATTCGGCGGCCCGCAGCAACAGCAGCAGAACCCCTTGGGTACTCAGGCCATGCGCAACAACCGCCATGGCCCAGGCGGCGCCCCCGGCCCCGGCAACGGAGGCCTCGGAGAGTTCGACTTCGGCGACGGAGGCATGGGCGTAGTCGGCGACGCACTCCAAGCAGCGCTTCCACAGGTCGGCGACTTCCTGCCCAACAGCCAGAACCCGGGCGGGAACAACTACACGACCAACCAGAACAGCAACAACAGCAACGCCACCGGCGCCGCGTTCTACGGCCCCGTCACCATTAACGACCCAGGAGGCCTGGTGAAGCCGCCCGACCGGATGAACACCCGGATGACGGGACTGCCTAGGCCGTGAGGTTCATCCGGCAGTCCGAGATCCCCGCCTACGACCAATGGGACAAGCTGCCGAAGGCCCTCCAGGGCCTGGACACCCGGATCGTCCACATCTCACCGGACGGCGACTTCACCGACATGTACGGCGGAGTCAACGCCGGACGTCAAGGCGTGCAGCTGTCCGAAGACATTGAGGGCGAGCACCACTGGCCTTTCGAGCTACTGCTAACCGAGGGCGCCTATGAGCTTGGGGCCACCGTCGAACGCGCCAACATCCTCAAACGAGAAATCAACTTCACCGTCTCCATCGGCGGTAAGGGAGTGCCGTTCAACAACTTCCAGTACCGAATGGCTGAGGACCGCTGGTTCCGCGGCCAGGACGAGAACCGTGACGGATGGCTCGGCATCTACACCCGCTTCTCCGGCTGGCGTTGGATCAGGGTCCGGCCCGCCCAGACCGTAGGCGGCAGCCAGAAGCGCGACCCCGTCGCCTTCGGAAACAACTTCGCCAAGTGGCCGATGAAGTGGCTGGCGCAGAAGCCGTACTACAGCAAGCCGTCCATCTGGGCGACGTGGCAGAACAACCCCGCCACCGCAGCACAATTCGGTGGCGACGGCGAAGGCATCATCGTCCTGCCCAACCGTGGCGACCTGGAGTCCTACACCCAATTCATAGTCCCGCCCGGCCGGTGCTGGGTTGAGGACGGCGACAGCGGACGCATGGTCGAACTACCCCTGATCGCCCCTTCCGACGGATACGTCCTCGTCGACACCGACCCCAAAGAGCGGACACTCACCGCATCCAACGATCCAGTCGACAACATCTTCTACCAGATCGCCAGGCGCTCAAAGATATTGGACTTCCTACTGCACGACCTGGCAGCCACCGGTGAGCCGGTGTGGAAGCGATTCGACAAGCGGTTCCAAGCATCAGTCCCATCCAGGCACGTCGCGCAGATCCGGGTCAAGCACAGCAACCCCAACGCCAAGATCACCGCGATACTGCCGCAACGCTATAAGAGGTCTCGGTAGGTGACTAGCGCACTCCTAGATGGCGTACAGCACGGATTAACCACAGCGCCACTGGAGTTCACGCGCTGGCTCAACGACGCCCTCGTAGACACGATGAACCGGCCGACCAAGCCGGACCCTGCCACAGACCCCATGTCGGCCTACAAGTACCTGCGCGGCCGACGCGACGCCATCGAAGGTGCGGCACGCCAGCGGCCCATGCTGCGCCTCTTCGACAAGAACATGGACCCCATCGCCCAAATCGCGGGCGAGCGGCTGGCGTCGGTCGAGGAGATGAATTCGGACTCCGGCCAGGCGAATGTCGTACTGCGGTACGACAACTGGCTCACCGACTTCATCCTCCAACAGACGAAGATTCACGAGGACCTACACCTCGTCGTCGACCCCATCCCGACACAGCCAACCTGGCGGACCCGGTGGGGAGGGAAGGTCACCGGCATCAACGCCAAGCGTGACTCGTCCGGCGTCCACACGCTGGAGCTGGAGGCGATCAGCAACCGGCAGCACGCAAAGAACCTGCTCTTCGCCGCTAACCCCGTGTTTCCACCCGAGGTCCAGCTGCCGAAAATGTGGGTGCTACCTGGCAATACGCGCACCATCTTGTCCGCGTCCATGTTCATCAACCTGGCGCGCCTGTTCTTCCCGCTCCTGTCCATCCCAACCAACGTCTTCAACCCGTTCGGCTGGCTCAACGGCGGCATCAGTGGCCTCGACCCGCTGTCCTGGCCGCTGCAAGTCGCTTTCGTCAACCCCATCCTCGACCAGTCCCGCCTCTCCGTCATCGGCGCCGCATGGACCGACTGGCACTCGGCGATGAACGACATGTTGAAGGACGCTGGCTGCGACTTCCGCGCCTACACCTGGCTCAAGGAAGACAAGGACTCCCCGCACACCGAACTGGTAGACCTGGTGCGCGGCACCGTCGCTGAGGACGCCGTCAACGACGCCACTCGGCCGCACCGCAACTGCATCGTCTTCGCCATCGAGGACAAGTCGGGCGTGACCGGCCCAACCGGAACGGCCGCCGACGGCGTCATCAACCTCATCGGCGCCACGTTGGACGACATGATCACCGAAACCCTCATCAACCTCGATGAGGACGGCGACGGCGAGACCGATCCGGTGTTCCGAAAGCTGCTCGGCGTCGCACCCGAGAAGCCGAAAACCATATGGTACGACGGCCAATTCAGCGGAATCATCGAGTCAGAGCGCCGACAACACAAGGGTCCAGTCAAGACGGTGATGACGGGCTCCCGTAGCCCGCAGATAGTCAACCAGGCTCAGACATTTGCTATCAGATACGCGCTGTCGCAGCTGGCGCAGGTAATCAACTATGCAATAGGCGCATACCAGCAGCCGGGCACCGAAGGTCTGGATAACCTCTACCAAGGCCAGCTGGACAACACTTTGCTGGCGTGGATGCGCTTCACCGATCCGCGGCGCGCGCTCTGGACCGGCGACATGGCCTGGCAAGAGCATTTCGAGAAGGGCGGCGGCACCGCCTACACCCTGTCCGGCGTCGTCACCATGCGTGTCGGGCACTACAAAACCCGTGCCTGGCAGGGTTTTACGGTCAAGGTAGTCAACGGCCGACCACACGCCATAGACATCGACATCGGCCTGGGCGACCGGGCCGGGTTCGAGCAGGGCGGCATCATCTTCGTCGACCAGATCACCGCCATAAAACGAACCTGGTCCCGAAGTGAGCCAGTCACAGTGCAACTGGCCATCGGCGACGACAGCGACAAAGAAGACCCCGCAGCGCGGGGTCTTCGTGCATTGCAGGCCGTTTGGACGACCCTGTCCCAATTCCTCGGCGAAGGAACCATCTTCTGATGGCCGCCGACCGGCCAGGCAAGGCCCACCGCGTACCGGCAGACCAGACGCCCCCACCGGCGGCCGACACAGCGACGCTATCCCCACGCGACCTTGCCGTCTGTGCGGCAGCTGACGACGCCGAAAATGGCGACCTCACACCAGATATGCAGATCGGCCTCGACGCCGGACTGGACATCGAGCAGGCAGCGAAGGTCGCAGAAATGCGCGAGATACAGCGCGCATACCTGGAGCTGCTGGAGGTCATGGAGTACCCGGTCGACCAGAACGGGCGCGTCCACGACCTCAACCACATGTCCGCCACCATCCTCGCAATCGCCTGGACCGCAGTGCTGTACGGCTTCCGCCGCACCGCCACCGCGCACATCAAGAAGCGCCGCATGCACGGCCCAGGCATCTACGAGAACGCGTGCACATGGGTGGACGTCAACGCCCCCGACGACGCCGAACGAGACCTACAGCCAGGCGATTACAGCGACGACCGACTCCGCCCACCTGACGTCCGCGGCCTAGCCGCGCGCCGCGACGGCGAGGGGCCGGTCTTGACCGCCGAGTGGCACACGAAGCCAGAGGTCCGCTACACCGACGCACCCCGTCCCAAGGAGGACTAGATGACCGCACCGGTACCACCCATCGGCCTGATGGTGTACCTCAAGTCGCTGCTGACGAACACCCACATCTACGCCGTGGTGTCCGATGGCGCGACACCGGACCAGTACGCGGTCACCATGGAAATCCAAGGCGATCAGGCAACTTTGGTGGTTCCCGCGCTCATGGGGCCGCAGGGTCCGGCCGGTACCAACGCCTTCGCCCTGCGTCTCCAGAAGTCGATGATCGATGACCCCGAGGACCTGCCGACCAACCTCCAGGACATCGAGGAGGACATCGGCAAGTACTGGATCATGAACCACTACGCCACCGTCAACGAGGTCCAGACGGTGACACTCAACGGCAACCCCACCTCCTTCACCATCGCGTACGACGGCCAGCCGACCGCATCCATCGCCGGGAACGCCACCGCCCAGGCATTCGAGGACGCGCTGGTTGCTCTGCCCAACGTCTCGACCGGCGACGTCGAGGTCGTCGGCAACCCCGGCGGCCCCTACACGGTGACATTCGCCGGTTCCAAGGCCGGTATTGGGCAGCCGCAGATGACCGGGACGCCCACCGGCGGCACCAGCCCCTCAGTGGTGGTGACAACCGAGCAGGAGGGCGTCACCAACCTCATCGGGTCTCGCGCGTACATCTGGTTCGGCACCGAGTACCGCATCCTGATGATGGGATCGGAAGGCCCCCCGGGACCGGTGCCCCAGATCAGCTGGAGCGTTGAGCTTCTCCCGCCGGAGGGTGCACAGGACTCCTATGTCCACCAGACTGGCTCCCTGTACGCGCCGTCGTGCCGCCTGTACTTGAAGGTCCCGCGCGGCCCGCAAGGCGTTGCCGCCAGCCTTGGGCAGGCCCCGGACGTCGACATGTCCACCCCGCCACAACACCTACAGGTTCTGGGCTTCGACGAGAACATCGGGGCATCCGGTAAGTGGCGGCCCATGTCCATTGGGTCGATCCTGCCCAGGCCGTTCACGGTGCCCGAGGCAGCGTTCACCAACTTCCAGGGCTTCTCGACCCGGGCACCCATCGGGTCCTTTGCCATTCCCGCGCAACCGTTCCCGTGGAAGCCGATTGTGTTCGGGAAGATCAAGGCGACTGGTGTGGAGCTGGATCAGGACCCGCTCATCATCGGCTGCGAGGTCCGGCTGGGGCACCCCACCTCCGGCCAGCTCATTGCCCGTGGCTTCGGCAACACCTCCCAGTGGGCGCACATGTCGCCGCACGCGTCAACGCCGTCCGACCCCACCATGGCCATCACGCCAGACAACACCTACGCCCTGGTGCCTGCCAACCACACCGGCAACCAGGGCACCGTCTACGTCAACCTGTACAACGACGGCCTCGCCGGTGCCTACCTGTTCGACAAGGCCAACGCCCAGCTGTACGTCGAGGTCATGCCGGTCTAATGCCTCGGTCAGTCGATCTGGTCCCACAGAACTTCAAGACGGAATACGACCCGACCAATCAACTCGCCCAGGACCCGGCCCTCAAGAAGACCATCAACAACCTCGGCGATGTCCTCAAGCAGTTGCCGGTGATGATCCAGAAGGAACTCCAACGGCTCATCGACTCGCTGCTGGGCATCGCCACCAACCCCATCCCCGAAATCATCGAGTGGCTCGACGAGCTGAAAAAGGGCATCGCCAACGTCCTGTCGTGGATTAAGCCCGGACTGCTGCCGCTGATCCCCCTGTCACAGATCGGCGAGTGGTTCCCGAACCTGCTTCTCAACGGCGGCTTCGACACCGACGCCGCGGTGGCCGACAACCCGGACTGGTTGTGGGACGGCACCATCGGCCGCACCAGCCCTTTGGGTTCGGTCAAGGCCGTCATGGCAGGGACCGCAAAATACCTGCACTCCAACGCCATACCGGTGGCCAAAAAGCAGCACTTGGAACTGGAGGTATTCACCCGCTGGCAGGGCCTTACCGCCGGTGCTGGTACCAACCCCATCCGGCTGGTCGTCACCTCGTACCTGGCGGGCAACCCCGTCTCGTCGACAGTCGTTGCCCAGCACCAACCGTCGGCGGCCGACAGCAGCGGATGGGTGGAACTGCACGGCACCTACACCGTGCCCGACACCGGCGTCGACGAAGTCCGCACCACACTCCTAGTGACCGGCGACGCCACCGCAGGCACCGTATGGTTCGACGACGCCGACACCTGGAAGACCGGAAAGCTCCCGCAGGACTACGTGCAGGATCTGGTCACCCAGCTGGAGCAGTTCGGCACCGACATCGGTAACGCCTTGGAGGAGCTGGCGCACAAGGTCGGACTGGACCGCTTCAAGGAGTTCTTCGACACCGTCGCCGGTCAGGTCAACGCCGAAATCGGCGACATCCAAAACCGTCTCGCGGCAATCACCGCTGACGGCAAGATCGACGCAGCAGAGATCCTGGGCTTGCTCGGCCTAGGCAACATCCCGCTACTCCCGCAGACTAAGGTCACCGATCTCCCCGACCTCAATGCCCAGCTAAACCAGATACGGGACATCTTCGCCGGGCTTGTTGTCACACCCATCAACTCGACCATCCAGGCCGTCAAGGACTGGTTCGGGCTGAGCAACAACAAGACTCAGAAGCTCACCGCTGGCGGGACACTGAACGCGGGCGACGTTGTCGGCAATTTCGACATGGGCCGGGTCAACGATCTGGTCAGCAACCTCGGCAACATGCTGACCGGCGTCAAAACCGGCGCCGACGGAACAGCCACGGGCACAACGGGAACCATCGGCGAGCAGATCAACCAGGCCAAGGACTCGCTACTCTCGCTGCTCGGCTTATCGCGCGATGCCCTCAAGAGCGCCATCGCGGCACAGACAACGCTCCAAGAGCAGGAAACCGAACAGAACACCGGCGGCGGCAACAGTTACAGCTTCACCTTTTCCGGTGCCGACGGCGCCGCGCTGAACTCGACGGACTGGACCACCGGACCCAACCCGGGTGACGTCACCATCCGCGGGGACTCGGGGTACGCGGGCGTCAAGAACGGCAACCCCGACGGATATTTCTTCGCTAGCCCGAACTACACCTACGCCACCGACGGCCAATCGGCCTCATTTGTGTTGGGCGACACCCAAAACGGCAACTACTACTCCGGTGTCTACATCCGCTGCGACTCGGGCCGCACCCAGGGCGCCTACTGCTTGGCCAAAGAGGGCGAGATCCGTATCGGCAAGTTCACCCGCTCGGGCACCAGTTGGTCGTTCAGCGCGCCCCTGACTCTGCAAACCGGTCTGTCGGCGGTCAAGCAGGGCGCGCGCATCGAGATCCGCTGCTCAGGCACCAACTACTTCGTCCGCGTCAACGGCCGCCAAATCCTGTCGGCCACCGACGCAGGCAACACCATCAACATCGGTGCCGCATACCGGTATTCGATGTTCAGTGTGCAGCGGGCAAGCCCGTTCTTCACCTACGACTCCTACCGCATCGCCGCGTTCGCGATGTCGGACTACACCTCAGCGGGAGCGGGATTCTCGATGTCAAACTCATGGAGCATCCGACGCGACAGCACCGCCGACGTCACCTACGGCCCCTATTCCTCCGGCGCATTCCCGTCCGGGTTCTTCACCTTCAACGACTACACCACCGACGTCACCCTCGACGACCTGGGCACAGCCCGCATCGAAATCACCACCACCGGCCTCTACCGCATCAACACCACCTACCGATCAGTCACCGCCAAGGGCACGTCCGTGCCCTACTGGGTGGTGTACAAAAACGGCACCCGCATCACCGGCGCCATCCCGTCAGGTTGCCCGTTTGAAATCCCGCTGGTGGCCGGAGATGTCGTGCAGCCAGGATTCATTGCGGTCGACTACGACATCCGGTCCAACGGCTCAACCGGCTCGGAAACCGTTGTCTCACGAAGCATCACAGCCCTATCCGGCATAGCCACCTTCGACGGCCGCCGCATCGCATAACCACCAGAGAGAGGCATCAGCGATGACCACATTCACCATGCCTGAACTGCCCGGCATCACCTTCACCGCCGTGCGCGGCGGCCTGGACGTCGACGGGAAAACCAACCCACCCAACTGGATACAAATCACCGGCACCAACGACGCAGACGGTCAGATGGTCTCCTGCATAGGATTCGCCGGTCCGTAGATGAGTTGGACCACCAACCCGCAACCGGAATCATCAGAGCCGCAACTGGGTTGGTGGAAAGAACCACCACAAACACAGCAGCAAGAGCCGGTCACCGGCTGGTTCTGGATACCCGATAGAACAGCCGCCCTCAGCGCCGAGGGCACCATGGCCGTCGACGTTGCGCAGGTGTACACCGTCGGTGCCGACATGGCGGGAGCGGGCACCCTCACCGCCCAGGTCTCCCAGATATACGGCGTCACAGCGGGATACAACGGGGCAGGCGCACTGGCGGCCGACGTCCGACAGCTCTACCACCGTACGGCCGCCTTGGCTGGCACCGGCAGCATGTCAGTAGACGCGCGGGTTCGCCTAGACCGTCTGGCACAACTGGCTGGTGCAGGCACGCTGTCGGCACAACTACTCCAACAGTTCACCCGAAGCGCCACATTCGGCGGCGGCGGTACCTTGGCCGCGCAGGTAGCGCAGGCGTACGCCCTGGGCGCGGCCCTCGCCGGTGCAGGCACACTGGCTGTCCAGGTAGCCCAGAAGTACCAACTAGGTGCGGCATTCGCCGCAACCGGCACCCTCCAGTGCGGGGCGGCGTTCCCGGCGATGTCCCCGGTACGCACCGACATCACGGCGACCGGGTCCTACACCTACAACATCCCGTACTGGTGCCAGTACATCGACTATGCCTACCTGCCCGGTGGAGGAGGCGGTGGCGGCGCCCAATTCTCCTTCACCCCCGCACAGGGCGGCGACGGCGGCCAATGGGTGTACGGAACCTGGGAACGCGGCGTCCATTTCCCATGGACGGCCACACAAATCACCGGCTCCATCGGTGTCGGCGGCACAGCGGGCACCGGGGGAGGTAACGGCGGCAACGGCGGCCCTACAACCGGCGTCGTCAACGGCTCCACCCTCGTCACCGCACCTGGCGCGACGGGCCGCGGTGGCGTCGGCACACAGGCCGGTGACCCCGTCGGCGGCGGAAACGCCAACTCCAACCGCGACGTCTCCCTCAACGGACAGACCTACACCGGCGGCACAGGTGACGGCGCCGCCCCCGGCTCGGGTGGCAAGGGCGGCGGCGCATTCAGCAACGGCAACGCGGGTGCCCGCGGCGAAGCCCACTTCTACGCAAGGCAATAGGAGACCACATGGCAATTCAAGTACCCCAGACGCGACAATCCCTCGCCGACGCATGGAAGGCTCTAGGCAACTGGTTTGGGTGTGCGACCGGCGCCCCCGGAACCTCACAGACACCCTCCAACGAGTCGACCGGCGGCGGCTACGCCCGCGCCCAAACCGTCTGGACATCGGGCTCTGGCGGAAACGTAACCGGCTCCGCGGTCAGCATCGCAGTGCCCGCATCCACCATCACCCACGCCATCATGGCTTCCGCCGCCGCAGTCGGCGCAGCCAACATGATCGACAACTGCCCCGTCACCCAAGCCATCTTTTCCACCCCGGGCAACGTGGTTCTCACCCCTTCGCTGGGAATCGCGTGACCGCCCCGGCCAAAGCCGACGGAATACTCCAAGTCGTCGTGTGGCCCGTCTACATCGGGCTGGCGGGTGAAGACGGCCGCGAACCCCTACACCCGGAGTATCGCCGCGGCCAGATCAATTGGCAGCCAACCCCTAACGGCACTATCGAGGGCTCGGCAGTCGTCCACGCCCCCGCAGGCCGGTACCCGTTCTTCACGTACTGGATGGAGCCGATAGGCGGCGCGCCGGTGGGAATGTCCCAACCCGAGCACCCTCTGGTATTCGACATCCGAACGGTAGTCGATATTCGGCCCATCAAAAACGGCGACCTATTCGTCACCAACGAAATACGGCGCGCTGGACTGTGATACGGGAAGTGCTCGCCCTCTGCGACGAGTACGGAACTGACCTCCCCGCCTTCAACGAAGGCCACCCCGAGGACCGGTGTCCGATCTGCGGACGCCCCGTCGTCGACCACACCATCCACGGCGGCATCACAGCCAAGTGGCCCCACCGCCGGGCCGTCCTATTCAGCGCCCTCGTTCTCTGCCGCCTCCCTTAAAACATTGGAGCACAACATGTTAAGCCCGTGCACCCATTCTCACACCTTCGTCATCTTGGCCGGGATAGCCACCGGCGCTCTCGTCGGCATCGGACTCGGCGTCGCCCTGTTCGTATACGAGGCCAAGCACGACATGGAAGCGAGCTACTGACATGTCCTTCACCTGGCTCGCAGACCACCCACTACGCACCCGAGAACAAGTAGCACGTGAAATACATGCCGTCGCAATGGAACGCGGCCTAGACGAACTAGCCACCGTCATCGCCTGCATGACCGTAGCCGTCGAAGTCGGAGCTGACGACGACGACGGAAACCGCCAATGGTGGTGCCCCGCAAACCAATCAGACTCAGAAACGCTCAACTTCCCGCACGACTCAGAATCCGATGACGCGGACTCATCCGGCTACTTCCAACAGCGTCCCCCATGGTGGGGCACACCCACACAACGCGTGACACTGGCCCAGTCCGCCGACCTGTTCCTGAGTCGACTATCCGGCGACTACCACACGGCAGCCGGAAACCCCGCACTGGCAGGGCAATTCGCCCAGCGCGTCCAGGGATCGGCATACCCCGACCGCTACGCGCAGCACTGGGACGAGGCGTGGGACGTCGTGCGCCGCGCCCTCGCAACCACACCACCCAAAGGAGGCAACGTGGGCTACACAGGAGACCCCGTATGGCTAGAAGACGTACTACGCGCAGCACTCGGCGACCGACTGGTCGTAGAGGCAGGCTGGAAAGACCGCGGCACCGGCGGCCAGATGGGCGACATCTGGGGCGTGATGATCCACCACACCGGCAACGACCGGGAGACCGTCGCAGGCATCCGCGACGGACGCTCCGACCTCGCCGGGCCACTGTCGCAGTGCCTCATCACCCCAGACGGCAAGTGCCATCTCATCGCAGTCGGCCCCTGCAACCACGCCGGGATCGGCAAGTATCCAGGCATCGCCGCCAACACCGGCAACCAGCGGCTCATCGGCTTCGAATGCGCGTGGCCGACCATCCAGCCGGACGGCAGCTTTGACAAAGGACAGCGGTGGCCGGACGCACAGATCATCACCATGCGCGACGCCACAGCCGCCGTCCTCACCAAGCTCGGCTACGGCGCCGACCGCGTCATCGGCCACAAGGAGTATGCGACCGCGGCACCCAACGTGAAGTGGGACCCGGGCAACATCGACATGGGCTGGTTCCGCGGCGAGGTCGCCAAGGACATTGCCGGATACCAGTTCCCAGGCGAGACACCTGTCGTCCAGCCACCCGACCCGTCACCAACCGCGATACCCGCGGACTTCGACAAGCAGACCTTCCAGCAGATCAACGGACGCTGGGAGATGCTGGGATGGCAGACGCTCATCGAGGCAGTCGCTGAGATTCGCGACCACATCACCGGGTCGACAGACGCAGGTAAGACCGGATTCAAGCTCGGGGCAAAGCCGTGAACGGCCCCGACGGCAAATGGATCGGGTACGGCCCCGACGATGTCAGCCCAGAGGTGACCAACATCGAGCGACGGCTCCTGCGCGCCTACCCGAAGAACAGCCACGCAGCCGAGCACGGCGTGGTGCTGGACAACCGCTACACGGACGGCACCGCGGCGGCCGTGCGGGACATCACCCGCTTCATGAACAACGACCCTGTCGAAGTGGAGCGGTTGCGCCGCCTGGGTATCGCCACGCCCCTCCGCGACGACGGCGTCGCGAACCTGGCGGTGCGAAAGGCCATCGGCGCGTACGTCGAGCCGGTCTACCGGTCCAAGTACCCGATCCAGGGAGTCTGGGCAGACTCGCGGGCCTTCCTCAACCCACCCGACGCACACAGCTTCAACAAGGCAACGGACCAGTTCCGTGACGAATTCATGCGCCTATACCGGCCCATGGCGGGCACCAACATCTGGCTCCTCGGCTACTCCATGGGCGGCGTCTCCGTGCAGAAGTGCCTCACTGCGCTGCCGCCGGAGTGGCGCCAGTTCGTGCTCGGCGTCACCACCTTCGGTGACCCATCCATGCCCGCCGAGGGAAGCCTGCTCGGAAACGACCCGGGCGAGGGCATCTCAAAACTGCCGCAACCACAATGGGTACGGGACCGCTACTGGTCGTACTCCATCGACGGCGACTGGTACCCACGCGCCCGCGGCCTGCTGTTCCTGCTGTACCAGGTCCTCACCCGCGCCGAGCTGACCCTGGACTTCGCCATCTACCTGTTCACAAAGTTCCCGCAACAGGCATTCCAGGAACTACTCGGCCTCGCCCCAAGTGACGACCCCCTGCACGGCGCGCTGTCCGGCCTCGCCGGACTCATGACGACCGGCCCGGCAGGGACCATCGGACAGCTACTCAACCCCGTGCAGCTGCTGTCCCTGCTACCAGACCTGGTGTACCTACTGTTCGACGCCATCAAGTTCATCGCCACCAACGCACACGGAAAGTACGGGGACCCGGCATATGCGCTGTGGGACGGCATGACTGCCGTCGACCACGCCGCCGCCAACATCCGCCGCGTGGCCCCGAAAGGCTGCACCCTCGTCCTGCTCCCAGGCACATGGTCCAACTGGGACCAGCTATTCCAATTCGACGTCGCTGCCCAGCTCCAAACTCCCGCCTAATCGGCGGGCCTGTCCAGCAACTGTGTAAATGCAACTGTTGAAAGGGATTTGACATGAAGGACACCTCACTGTTGGGCATCAAGACGTGGAGTGATCTCCGCGCCTTCATACACACCGCAATACCCGGGCTGGCCGTCTTCCTGGTCACCATGGGGATTCTGACGGCCACCAAAGCGAATCTGGTTGCGGCACTGCTGCTTGCGGTGTTCGACTCGACCCTGTCGCACATCAACACCGCCGATGGCTTCCGGCGCTGGGTGTACCCCGTCCTCGGCACCGGTGCCACCCTCCTCATCGGGTGGGGCATCTTCACTCAGGACCAGATCGCGCCATGGCTTGCGCTCATCCCAATTCTGTTGGGGGGCGGGCTCGCAGCGGCCAACACCAACACCACGCCCAGCATCGTTCCGACGAGCGGCCTGGCTGAGTGAGCGGGGGAGTGGGCGCTGACTCCTGGATGGACCTAGCCGCTCTGACCATCGCGGCCGTCGGCGGCTGGGGCACCGCGTACATCACCTCGCACTTCTCCAGCCGCAAGCACGTGACCGCCGTCAACAAAAGCGTCGACGCGGTCGAGGCGAAGTTGGCAGGAGTGGAGGAGCAGGTAGTGAACTCGCACGAGACCAACCTGCGCGACGACGTGGACCGCGCAGTCCGCGGCGTCGAGTATCTGGTCGACAGATTCGCTGATGCCATGCGCGACCTGCGTGGTATCCGCGAGGAGATGTCCGACCTGCGCAAGGAAGTTGGCGGCCTGCACGGCGACGTTCGCGAGCAGAATCGCAGACACACCGCCCTGTACGACAGGGTGACTGATCTGGAGGACCGCCGCCCCTAGGCCCACGCGATAGCTGGAAAACGCCCCGGCCTTCGGGCCGGGGCGTTTTCCCGTACCAGCCGGTTGTCTCCACATATGTATAGCGCGGTATACTGCGCGCATGGATACCTCGTCGGATGAGCAGGAGGCGGCCCGGGCTTCTGTCCGTCGTCTAGCCCGCCGCCGTCGACGTCAGGCTGTGTTGCGCAAGCAGACCGACACCGAGTTCTACGAGGCCGTCAAACAGGCCAAGGCGTTGGGTGTCGGCGCCACTGTGCTGGCACGTGATGCCGAGGTTAAGCGCGACAGCATCTACAAAATCGTGGACGGCTCTATCTCCTGAGCGAGCGTTAGCCCGCGACGTACCAGTCGTCTCCGATTGCCGTACGCAGGAACGCCATGTGCACGTGAATCTGGAACAAGTGCGTGCTCTCCACAACCGCAGCACCGCCAATTCGTAGACCAGGCGCGAACCCGTACACCTCGTCGAACTGCAACGGCCCCAGGTGCTCATACACGCGATCGAACATGGGTTCCTCATCGCGGCCACGAAAGTCGAACTGGTCTTTCCTTGCAGCCGTGAAGAAAGCCTGCATTGCGCGTTCAAGGCTCTGTGGTGACGAGTCTTTCGGGGGTGCCCAGAAAAATGCCGATCCTCGGGCGGGCTCAACGGTTATCGACATTCCGTACCCCGGGGTCCAGAAGAACGTCTTCCCGAAGGCGCTACGTAGGAACGGGATATACAGCGCGTTTTCGTCTAGGCGAGGGTGTCGGAGGGTGTCGAGGAGGACCTCGTCGGCGGTGACCTTCCACTCGATTGGATCAACAAGCCAGGCGATTCCGTTGCCAACGCCGGAGAACCCGTACTCCTGCCAATACGAAATAAGGCAATCGGGAACCAGCCCGGTGTAGTCGCGCACGTGTTCATCGGTGCACGCAGGCCCGCTGGTTGAGAGAGGGAACTTCGTTAGGAAGTACTCAAAATATTCGTCGGCCACAAATCACCTTTTGCCAAATCTGGTGTTTACTATCGCGTTCGGATCTTGGGTTTCAAGCCATGCCTTGAAGGCGTCTCTCTCCTGTTTCGTCAAGTTACCAAGCGCGTTGTTGACTTGCCAGTCACCATAAGTCAGGCCGTCGCGGTACCCGCCGAACTTGATATCTGGGTTGTGGATCACGGGCTGCGGAATTAGTCCGGGGCCTTCGGGGAATTGCTCCGACGCGTAGTTGTTCGCGAGCCTGTCAGCCTCCATCGGACTGTAACCGGCATCGATCAGGTCTTGCGTTCCACGCACTCCCAGCTCCGTGCGCAAGTCACTTCGCAGGTCAGAGGATGGCGGTCGCGTGGCTTCCATATTGTCGAGAACTTGTTGGACGCTTTGGGTGTTGAGGCCGTGTTCCCACAGCTGTGTGTGTCGGTCGATCTCAGCCGAGTGGTCGCCAGCGTGCTTGTCGGTGTACGCCGGGTGGTCAACGTCGTACACCGGGGTGCGCGGTAGATCGTCGACGTGCACGCCCCGGTGAGTTGCTATGTCCTGGAGGTTCTGTTCGCCTCTGTCCCAGTCGAGTTGGTCGCGTTCGAAGCGGTGTGCGGCGCGCGAGTCGTTGAGGATGTCGTCGGCTGAGCGGGGGAGTCCGGCAGCGTGTTCGATGTTGGAGGGAATGCCGTGATTTCCACCGCCATTGTGATCCGCTGCGGGTGCTGGGTGGTCTGTCACTGGTGCGGGATGGGTTGGGCCGCTGGGCGGTTCGGTGGGCGCGTGTCCTGTGACTGGTGTGTGGGGTTCAGCGGTGTGCGGGGCGGGTGGGTGCCCTGGCGCAGCGTCTTCGATTCCGTGAGTGAGGGCGCGGCCTTCGGTGCCCAGGAGTGCGCCTTCGCCGCCGACGGGTGCTGTGGCGATGCCTGCGGCGATTTCTATGCCGTGTTTGCCGATGAAGGCTTTCGGGTTGTCGATGCCGGATTTGACCTCATCGACAGCGCCCTTAGCCTGGTCGATGCCACGTTCAACCTGGTGGACGGGATCGGGGTTGACGACATCCCATAGCCCCTTTGCGAGGCCCTTCCATGCCTCTTTCGCGTGGTCTCCGCCGTTGATACCCAGCAGGTCATCCTTGGCGCGGCCAGCTTGATCCCACGACTCGGCGAACGCTTCACCACCGGATTGCCGATGCGGCGTTGGGTTGCCCTCTGGGGCCTTCGGTGGTGGTAGCTGCTTGTTGGGGTCAAAGTTCTTGGCCCGATTGATGATGTCTTCGACCTCGGCAGGCGTACGGCCCGGAGACAGGATGACACGCATCTTGTCGATCGCGGCTTTACCCTCGGGGCTATTTGGATCGAGCTTCTGCGCCGATGGTGGCCCGTAGACCGGAGCATTCGGGTCTACGGGCGCGGCAACAGGTTTGGTGAGACCGGGGTTGTTGATGTGCTCCAGCTTGTCCCCGAGCGTCCCAGCACCGGGATCAATGGAGGCCGGATCTGTGGCCTTGGGGTACCAGTCCTTGTAGGAGTTGGCGGGCTGAGCCGACGAGTCGCCCGGTTTCGGGGTGGCGGCGTCGCGCAGAATTTTGCGGCCATCGACCAGTGCGGTTTTGGGGTTGATGCAGCCGGTGATCTTCTGGGCGATGGCGTCAGCCTGGGCCTTGAGGGTCTGACAGCCCTTATCCCACTGAGTGACATACCCTTTGACCTGGCGCTCAATGTCGGCGACATGTTCGCGGTTCTTTGCTATCGAGTCATCGCTCTCACCCTCGGCTGGGTGGTAGGCCATGTTGTATTGCTGGTCGATCGAAACGCCCTGGTCCTTGTGTTCCAGCACGCTCTCGATGAGACGTTGGCCATTGACCAGGGGCTCGACCACCTCGTATTGGATGGTGGCGGCAACGAGTTTTCCGCCGTCTTCGGCGGCGTCGTCGGTGTTATCCGAGCCGTGGCAATCGGTGGATGCCGTGTCATAGGCCGCGTTCGAGGTGCGCCCGGTCCACTCCGTGCCATTAGGGGACCCGACCCACCGTTTGTACTCGTCGTAGACGTACTTGAACTGCCGGGTTTGTGGACGCCAGGTATCCACCACCGCCATATAGTCATTGGCCTTTTTGGCCATGAACTCATCAAGGGGTGTCAACACCAGCGTCCCCTATGCCCGCTTCGGGGGCTGATAGATGCTGGGCAGATTGCCGTACCCGACCGCCAGTGAACTCTCCGTGATCGCGAAAGCCTGCTGGGCCTCGTCGGCGAAATCAGCGATCGTGTTCAACCGCGCGGCGCCGATCCGCTTCACATCCGCGATGGCCTTGGACACCCCGTACAGCGCCGCCAACCCCGGATCTGCACCAGCCGGAGGTGCAACGTTGGCCGCGGTGCTTTCCGTGAGTTGATCGGCCAGTATGCGCAGGTGCGGACCGAGCTTGCCCAACGCCGCAAGGTCAAACTTGAGAACGTTCTCGTCGCCCGACACGGCACACCCCCGGCGCAATAAATTAGAACCGGCCTCTAGTCCGGGCCGATTGGCTACTGGAAGCGTAGTAGTAGGAATTGGCTGGCGTCTAGCCAAACGAGGATATTCCCGCAGCAAGTGGGGCGTTGCTGCACCGTCGAGGGCTATAGGTAGGGGTTGCGCTAACAACCGGCAGCCGCGGCTAGATCCCGTTCCCGTGGTGTTCGGTTGCCGGGCGCGGTGTCGCATGCTCGGTCTACATCCCGGCCGCCCTGGTTGTTGTTGGACTGGGCCTGGTTGACCCGTTCCAGGCGAGCGGGGCACACGTAACGCATGCCCCGCCGGACGATGGTCATGGTGCCGTCGGTGTCGGCGGCGATCATGGACTCGAACTCGTTGACGGTTTTGTCGCAATTCTTGACCGTCAGTTCGTACATGCGTGCCATGTCCGGTGATGCATCCGGGCTGGAAGCAAGTATCTCGGCTCTCCAGCCGCTCATGTCGACCGACGTCTGGGGCAGTATCGCCGGTTTCTGCGCCGCGGACGTAGTTGGCGCCTCCTGCACCGGTGCCCCGCCGCACCCCACGGTCATGGCCGCAAACACCGTGTACAGCCCCCACCTAATTCTCATGGCCGAACTCTAAACCGGGGTAGCCGCGATAGGGGGCGTTGACGACCAACCCCTCTCGACACAACGTATAGCGCGCTATACGTTCAAGTGGAATTTCCAGCGAACACCAGGGAAGGTCTCACCATGTCAATTGCAAGCACTGCAATCACGCTGACCGCGGACGAGCTGGATGCGGTCAGCCGCTCCATGCTTGTCCACGAACCGCACCCGGACGTACGTCCGGCCTTCGACTGGGTAGGTCGGGGTCACCGGCCGCCGTGTCTCGCCTACCGCGGTGACCGGGTCGTCGAGTTCGGATACGAGGTCGCGGTGGTGGTGGCGGCCCGGCGGGGAGGTGACGACGTCTACGCGATCCGCAGCGCCATCGAATCCCTCGGGCCTTGTCATCGGCAGGGTCGTATCCACTTCTGGCCCGGTGTGATTCCCGCGGTTGCCGCCTGAATCTTCCTGGTTACTTCTCACCCCCGTCCCATGTGGGCGGGGGTGAGTTCTTTTTCTTCGTGCTCATACTTGCCTAAAACGTATAGTGCGCTATACATTCGAGCTATCGGTTAGGCAAACATCAACCAGGAGGAAACCATGACCGCACCGACACTGCCCGCAGTACCCGCCCGCACCCTGCGCAATGCCAACATCGGAAACCTCATAACGCTGCTGGAGCAGCAGCACCGGCAGAAGGTGGACGTCGTCATGCCCGTCTCCGACGTCCGGTTCACCCGCGGCAACCTGGTCATCTCGGAGCAGGCGCCCGACATCAACGACGAAGGCGTCACCGACTTCAACGGGACCTACCGGATGACCGACCGCTCCGACAGCCAGCTCGGCGACGTCCTCGACATCCCCACTCGCTACGTCCGCAAGCTGCGCGCGCAGCACCTGGAACTGATGGACACCAACGTCAACGAACTGGCCCGGGTGCACGACCCCGCCAAGAAGGTCCTCGTCCGCATGCTGTCGGGCAGCGACCCCATGTACCCCGGCACCCACGGCATCGTCCGCGCCGTGCTGTCAGACCGGTACGGCATCCGCGACAACCTCGACACGGTGCTCGCACTGCTCGATGGGATGCGCGCGGCCGGTCTCGGCGCCCAGCACATCCGCGGCGCCGACTTGTCCGACGAGCGGCTGTACCTGCGGGTCACTGCGCCAGAGCTGGAGGTTGTTGCCCCCAAGCTGCTGGAGGGTTACCGCTCACCCTGGGCGGGCACCGCGCACGGCGGCGAAGCCGCCAACACCCTGCCCGTCGTCTACGCCGGAATGCTGGTCACCAACAGCGAGACCGGCGGCGGCGCACTCACCATCACCCCAGAGCTGCGCATCAAGATCTGCGACAACGGCCTCACCATCAACGCCGACGCCATGCGCAAGATTCACCTCGGCAAGAAGTTGGACGACGGCAAGGTGAACTGGTCGGCAGACACCATCGACGCCGCCAACGACCTGATCAAGAAGCAGGTCCGCGACGCCGTCGCGTCCTTCATGAACGTCGACTACGTGAAGACCGCCATTGAGAAGCTGGAGGAGACCAGCGGCACCCCGCTCACCGCACCTGCCGACGTGATCGAGGTCGTGGCCAAGAGGCTGTCCTACAGCCAGGACGAACAGCGCGGCATCCTCGACCACTTCATCAAGGGTGGCCAGATGACCGCGGGCGGCGTCATGCAGGCCGTCACTTCCTACGCGCAGCTGATTGCCGACGTCGACCGGTCCAACGAGTTCGCGGCCACCGGTGTGGACGCCATGCTCGTGGCGGCCGGACGATGAGCGCCGAGGCGCGGTGCCCGCTGTGCGCGGACATCATGGCCGAGCCCGAGGCGCGTAACTCGCTGTCTCGGTTCGTTGACTCCTACATCTGCAACCGGTGCGGGACCGCCGAGGCCCTACTCAACATCCCTCAGCAGGCGCGGCGTTGCCTGCACTTCGACGAGGTCGCAGGCACCATGCTGGTCACCGAAGACGAGCCGGGGTACTACCCGTTCGCAGCGACCTTCCCGAAGGGTGCGAAAGCCCTCGCGTGGATCACGGCGTACGTGAAGGCCGTTAATGAGCGCCTTGGACTCAGCGAAACGGACGCGGAGGGCATCGTGATCAGCTCGATGTTCGGGGCACGACAGAAGTTCATCGACGCGCACTACGTGGGGCGAGGCTAGGACCGAACACCCCAGAGCATAAGGAGGGGAGGACCACCCATGGGTGGCGCTCCCCTCCTGCTACTTTCCGCCAAGCAAGCCCGGCAGGTCCGCCCGCAGGGTGGTGAACTCCCTGCGTAGAGCGCTGATCTCGTCCCGAACAATGTTGGTCTGCTGATCCACCGCCCCAGTCAAGTCCTGTAAGTGAAGACCAATCGCAACTAGTGCACGCGCCTGTGCCCACTGGATCTTCAAGTCCGGGGTCAGTAAGTCTGGGTCCACGTCGGTGAGAGCTGCATGCGGTTTTTGAAGTGAGCTGAGGAGTGCATCTCGTGGAACGCGCCTGTCGTCCTCGGTCATAGTGGTGTTCCCTTCGCTCGGTGGGTCGACTAGCCGCAGCAGCGGCCGTTGGTGTTCCTGGGCGACTTCTTGCTGCAACGCCTCGCCCACACACTTCGCAATGTGATCTGCGAGGCCGCGTATAGCGTCGTCCGTAACGTAGTACTTCGCCGCCTGCCGCCCAATCCTCATCCGTTCGGCGATCAGGTCCAGATGGCTCGAAACATCCTCACGAGCAACCTCTTCGGACACTGCCAATCCGTGGAAGTCGGCGAGGTAACGGACCAGTAACGTCGCGCGGTCGTCGAGCCAGGGCGAACGGCGGGGCGGCATGCGGTTGGACCTTACCGGTGTTGACTCACGTTATTTTGGTAACGCCCAGTTACGCCGGGTTGGTCAGCCCGGCGGACGTAAGAGTCGTCACCGAACCCCTCGCAGCGTTGTCTCCCCACCGTCCAGACATCGCCCTTCTGGGCGGACCGGAGGAAGCAGCCATCATCGCGGCGCGCTTCTCGTCGTCGTCGACCGCCGTATAGATCTGGGTCGTTGCGACTGACGAGTGGCCCAACAGCTCCTGCACGGCACGGATGTCGCGGGTACCCCGATAGGCCCGGGTGGCGAAGCGGTGCCGGAGTTTGTGCATGGTCCACACTCCCGGCATCGCGGCGGCGCAGACGGTGCCGACCCAGCGCGGCGACAGGTGCCCGTCATCGGCGCCCGGGAACAGGTACCCCTCCGTGCCGAGGCCGGGGGTGTGTCCGCCTGGCCCGGCCATGATCATCTCGGCCACGTAGTCCGAAATCGGAACTATCCGTTGCTTGCCGCCTTTGCCGTGCACCACTAACGAGTAACCGACCAGGTCCTCTATGACGTCCTGGGTGTGTACCCGCGCCACCTCGCCGCGCCGTAGCCCCGCATCGTTGGCTAGGTACAGCATCTGCATGGTGCGGTCGTCGGCCGCAAGAATCGACTCCTTCCAGACGCGGTCCGGTGCCGGTCTCGGCGTCGGTGCTTCGGGCGCGACGGCCTCCATTTCGGCGGCAGGGTTGGTCGGAAGGTGCCCTTTGGCGTATGCCCAGCCGAAAAATCCGTTCGTTGTGTTGCGATAACTTCGACGAGTTTCCCTCTGCCAATGTGCTTGCTCAGCAAACCAGTCGACCAGTGTCTCCTCGGTCACCTCATGTGGTGCGCCGCCCAGCCCCCGTGCCAGTCGATGCAGATGTGCCATACGTGTTTTGACCGTATCCAGAGACCTTCCGTCGGCCTCCATGTAGATGCGGTACTTCGCGATAATCCCCTGCCATGCTTCCGGTGGCGGCGTCGGTGCCGGGCCGGTCCCCCTCTTATTTGTCAT